GGGACTTAGCCGCCACCTTCAAAGTGCGCGTAATATGGGCTACCTGCTGCTCGCGGGAAACTTTGTTGTTAGAAGGCGAAATAAGCTGGGCGTAATCCACAAAAACAATATCCGGTTTCCGCAGGCGGCAGTGAGAAACGATCTGTTCGACCGTGATATAAGCCTGGTCTACCAGTTCCAAATTCATGCCCTTGCGCTGTTCAATGTAGGTTTCGACGCGCTCCATTGTTTCGGCGGTCATCCGGCGTCCCATGATTTCTCCTTGAGGCGACCAGGAACCCGCAGCCAATAGCCTAGAGCATACTTCTACATCATCCATCTCCACGGAAAACACAATCGACTTGAATCCAAGCTCGGCGGCACCCAAGTTGATATTCAAACCCGCGTTGCTTTTGCCGTCACCGGGCCTGCCACCAATAATAATCATCTGACCCTTGTGGGCACCGCCATTCATTTTGGCGTTCAGTTCCACCCACGGTGTAGGAACAATCCCTACCGTAGAGTTCTCAGACCAGTTTCTCCACTTATCGACCAGGGCATCCCACGTCAATCCCCGCCGCGTCGGCTGACCCAAGCCCTTGAACAAAGCGTCAGCGCTAGCAAGTAAAAATTCCACGTCATCGGTGGTGGTGGCCTCGGTGGAACCCAGATCAATCAGGCTGCGACCAGCCTCAATGATCTGGCGTTGACGCCACCTGTCATACACCACACGGGCATACGAACCAGCGTTGATTCCGGTCGGGGTTGTCTCGGCAAGGGTCAACAGGTAAGGGGCACCGCCAATACGGACCAGCCCTTTGCGACGGCCCAGTTCAGCCGCTACGGTAGCGGCATCAACCGGTTCGCCTTTGTTGACCAAATCAATCACCACATTAAAAATTACGCGGTGAGTGGGGTAGTAGAAATGATCCTCTCTCAAAGTTTCCGCTACGGTAGAAATTGCCTGGTTGGAGATAAGCATAGAGCCAAGGGTGAACTGCTCTGCCATCTTATCGTTAGGTGGTTCGTTAGTTACCAATCTAGTTCCTTCTGCAATCTCAGCAACCATTCCCGCTGAGCGGCGACCATGAATTCAGTAACTTCTCCCGCTGTTTTAAGATGCAGCGGGGCACTCGGGTATTCAAACCAATATCCGAAACGCCTAAGCGGTGTTATGTCATTGGTTTCAAGCGCATCCCTGATAAGTTTATCAAGGTTATTGTTTTTGTTGGCCCTTATCGCATCAACAATGAGGAAGGGCAGCAATCCCACCGTTGCTTCCGGTTTGGCTCCCCAAATTTTTAACGCCTCAGTGATAACATGCTTTTCTTGGCCTTCTTCCAGAAGCTCACCAACCTTGCTGATGAGGCTTCTTTCCACAGACTCGGGGTAGCGCCCACCGAATACGTCAAAGACCAGTCTGGCCGCTGTGGTCTTGGGGCGTGAATCTCCGTTGTGTTCGTCCCAATCGTGGAACGTGTAGCCGCCGGGAACTCTATCCAATAGTCCCGATTGAACAAGTTGATCGGTTTCTTCGTCGTGTTCCGTGAGCAACGGGCAGTCGTCGGGGATGAATCCTGACGTGCGGTTGTCCCTCGACCACGAAATCAGCAGCGTCCACAATCCCATAGCGGCCAGTCCCGCTTCCCCTACCTTGGGGTGCTTGTGAAGGTGCCGGTGAATCCTACCCCAATCGGCCATTTACGGGTACCTAACGTCGGACTCCTTGACACACGTATAGGAGTAGATGGGCAGCCTAGATGTGAGCGAGCCGTAATCGACTTCGGGGTCGATAGCGATACGGCACATCACGTATACGCCAGAATGGCTGATGACTTCACCGGGACTTTCGTGACCGTCAAAAGTGACAATTACGTCGTCGCCCGATTTGAACTTCAATGAAACCCCTTATCAGAGTAGAATGATTAAATCTGACTGGCGTTCCCAGGTGCAATACTCTCCCGGCCATTTGACGTAAGCCATAGCCGGTATGCCCTTACTGCTGGCAGTCACATGGGCAACCACACCGTTAAACTCGCCGTGCTTGAGCCTAACCTTATCGTTAGGGTTCAACCTTGACTTCCCCGTCGTCCGTTTCGTCGTATGCCTCGTCAATAAGTTGTTCTAAATCTAATCCATCACCAAGAATTGCGTTATCTAAATCAAGGATTGTTTTTCTCCACAATTCAGAAAACACTTCTTGACCAAGTAGGGTAAAGATTTTTTCGATCAGAACGTCACGGCCAATTATCATGGCCTGCAACTCAAGATTGGTTGCGTATTTCTCTGTTCTTTCTTTGCTCATTCTTCCTCGCGTTCGTAGGTGCCGGGAAGCGCCCAGCAGGGATAAGCGCGGCCAGCCGGAACAAGGCCAACGGATTGCGGCAATACGCAATATCTTCCTTTGACGTGGGAGCCGTCCCGGTGTTTGTCAAAAGCGGTGATACCGGTGAACGTTTCGTGGCAAGCGGAACAGTGTCCTGTCAGGTATCCGTTCCACCGGGCAGGGCACCGGGGGCAGCCGTGCTGTCCCGTAGTGACTGCTAATTCGTACTGTTCAACTTCCACTCAATCTCTCCGTTGTCTGTGAGAAGTGCCCATGCGGTGCGTTGGTAGAAAACATATATATCACACGGCTGCTGCCACGGCCTGACATGCCAACCAAACTCCCCAGCCGTGTCAGGATTTTCCTCAACCCAGCCATGACAGCCGGTGGTTCCACTGCCGCAGAGCATGACGCAGTTCTCCGGTGCCCATGCGCCTCCCTGGCTGCGTTTCTTGCGGTGGTGGAGGGTTAGACCGGTTTGCCGTCCGCAGCGCTCACAGCGGCCACCACAGCGCTGCTTGATGGTCTTGCGGCATTTATCGGGAGACATACAACAGCCATGCGGAGTACACGTACACCACGGTCATCACATAGAGGCAAAAAAGCTGACCGGGATCACTTCATCGGCGCTTTCCACTGCCGTAGCCCACGTCGCTCCATCGTCCTGTAAAGACTGTGCGGTAGACAACCAATCCACATGTTCATTGGAAAGACCGAAACCCAGTTCGTCATTCAGCACAACCACACCGCCCACATTCATGGAAGTGGATTCGATAGTCGCGTTAATCAAGCCAAGGTTCCATGCCGCGCACCCGACAAGGCAGGACGGCTGCCCCTTATGGACGTACCGGCACGGTGCTGGACCGCCACCGAATGCTGGCCGGTCATACACAAAGTTGGGGCGTTCATTAGCGAGGCGACGAACCTCATTAATTAGTCTTTCACCGATATCATCCATGCTTACCTCCGGTATTGTATTCAAGCATAATTAATTTAGCTTCCGTCTGTAGGGCAGACAATTTCTTTTCCAAAAATCCGGCCAAGTCACGGGCGTAAGTGTGGGCCACGTCAGCGGTGTCCATCACCTTCCACAACTCTTTCACTTCTTCGTTCTTTGTGGCCTTGTCGTCCCGGTCATTATAAGTACCGGGCATATACTCTTGCCTCAAATTGGCTTTAGCCTCAGTGTGGGCGCGTTTCGCATCCAGGTGGGACTGGCGTGCTTCGGCCACTACCTTAGCGGCTTTTTCTAACCGGCTTACCGTGGCACGCATTTCTGCGGCAATATCTTCCGGTGTCCAAGTCACGATATCTCTATCCGAACGGCATCGAACCCGCGATCATCGGCAGCCATAACAACTTTGAGCAGCTTGCTATCGCCATATTCCAGTAAGGCATTTCTTAGATCGCCCAGATTGACGCAAGTTCCGGTTAATTCTATGAACGTTTTCTTAACAACTTTCATATTGCCCTCCACTGCATAGTGCGAGTCAAAGTCATAAAAAAGGTGCCGCATACTTCGCACACAATGTATCCGTTGCCTTCAATGGCGGCAGAAATAACAATTTCCCAGAGCCTTCTGTGGTCTGGGCATGTAACGTATAGGGTACAGTTGTGGAAAGAAACTAGCCATTGAGCGTAACTGTTGCAATCTGGGCTTCCGTTGCATTGCAATAACGGCATTTCACTAAGATCGTTAAGGTACTTGTACCAGTCCTCGGCGGTAATCTCGGGAAATTTATTTACCCATTTTTGGTTACGCCCAGACCTTTCATCCTGTCCCACTGGTCACATCGGTAACTTCAACTGGGGGCACAACAACAATATCCCCGGTGCCCACCAAGGCAACAAAAGCGTGTAGGTCATCGTCGCTGGCCTGCCGGGGATGGACACCGAACTTTTTGGTAAAAGCATCAGCGCAATCATTAAGCGGCAATCCGCGTTCCTGAGCCATCTTCAAGAACGCGACGGTGCCGGTGGAGTGGCCGTCAGACTGTACGGGAGCGGCTGTACGATTGCGGACTTCCTCGCGGCTCGCAATCTTCTTTGCGGTGGAAGCACCCACTGCAACAACCGCACGGCCCCAGGCCGCAGTCTCGGCATTCTGTAGCTCAGAGTCTCTGGTGTAGGGAGTTTTGCCGGGGATAAATTCATAAGCCAAGCCCGTTCCAGGGCGCGGGTCATCAGGATAACGAAAAGCGTAACCCTTAACCACTACGCAAGAGCGTCCATCAACCTCGGTGAAATTACATTCCGACTGCAACGTACCATCAGGATGCTTCTCATGGAATTCCTTGATCCGTTCAGCGACCTCATTGTAGTCACTCAAATCAGGTGTCTTAGCCATCCTCGCCACTCCCTAAGCTAGTAAAAAGCTGTGCCATTGTATCATCAGCGTTCTTTACTGCCGTAGCCCACGGCAGCGCCTCATCCTGACCCTCTTGCACCCACCCCAGCCAATCCCACTCAGACGAATCAAGGTCATCCAATTCGGGGATAAACCGGTCAAGCCAACCGCGAGCAAAAGCAGACTGATTAGCTCCCGTAGCTTTCTCAAAAGTCTCATCAATCAAATCAAGCATCCACAAAGCGTGTCCCAGAATGCAGGAAGGGGCACCACCGTATACATAAAAACATGTCGAAACCGGCTTGCCGTAATTATCGCAAACACAAGGCTTACGGTAAATAAATTTCGGCTTCTTTGCCACGATCTTCCTGACCTCGGCAATAATTTCCTGACCAATTTCGCTCACAACTTCACCAACTTCTCCATCTTGCGTGCCTCACGAACCCTATACGATAGCTCCGCATTAGCCCATCCCGTTTCCAAATCAAGCAAGTAAAGATCGCAGCGGGGCGTGCCGCCAGCGCGAATGGGGCAGTGAATGAGAATGCCTTGCTTCTGATCGCAGTCCTCGACAGGCTCGCGGCTGCCGGTTTCCTGGTCATAGATGACACTGTGGGCACCGATAGCGACCTGCACGGTGACCTTGAGGGGAAAGTCCGGTTCTGAGCTACCGGTTTTAAGGTCGGCGCACACGATCTGGCCGGTCTTTCGGTGACGTAAATACCTGTCCGGTGATCCCGCCACCTTGAGGGGATCGCACACCACGAACGGTTCGACGTACAACGGTACCCAGTCCTGCATCGCTAGCTGATACTCTAAAAGCCATTTAGCCATATGGTCGGGAACGTACTCTGTTTTCATGCCCCGGTCATAACATTCAGTTAGACCGTGAAATGCGGTGCCCTCCCCGGCGGCTTCGTCGCTACCACCGGCCTCTTGGGCTTTGCGAACCAGTTCTTTGAGAGGTTTTTTGCCCTCCGGTACAGCCCACGGATCGTCAAAGGCCGACACCAGATGGGATATCTGGGAGTGGATGGAGCGGGACTTAACCATGCCGATCATTGCCCTTGCCGCCACCCAGTCGATAAGACCGCCGCTGTCGTCCAGGGTTCCTGCCATTGTAGACATTCTTGTATACGCTATAGCGTTAACTGGGGTTTTCTTTCCCTTGACATACTCAAGAGGCTTCCCGTCCTGGGAAACGTAAGGCCGGTTCCAGTAATCTCTGGCAACAGAATAGTCGGTCATAAATCCTTCTCATTGGCAGTCGGCGCATTCGCACACCGGCAAAGGCGAATTACTGGATTTCCAGTCTGTAACGTAGCGCGTGATACTGGCGTGCGGGTACCCGGCGTTTTCACCAAGGATTTCCCTTTTCAAGCCAAGCTCTTTAATAACAGCATCAGCCATAGACTCTGGGGTTATCCATCCCCGCGACCTCATCTGCTTCCGCAAGACAGCGGCCATAGCCGCGTGCAAATCGTTACTCTGGTTTCCAGTCGGTGATGTATCGGTACTTGATTTTTTCATTTCCCCACGCTTTCAGTTCTTCTCTGCTATCAGCTAGGACGCCAGAGTCCTCATCATCTAGCGCACCCCACTCTAGGCGCAGGCCAAGCTCACGAACAATAACCTCTGATAGATAATCAGATAGTGTTACGTCCTCGTCGTCATAGTCGAGGGCATCGTAAATGATTTCTTCAATTAGTTTACGGAGTTCAATCATCGTGACACACCCTTAATCCTTTTTTGATAATCCACAATACCCTCCCACTTAGTGCCGCAGCCTGCTTTGCAGCACCACATTCCTTCGTCACCGTATTCAAAGGTGAGCATCCATACACCGGCTGAGTGTGTGCAGCAGTCGGGGCATGGCTGGCCGTGGTTCTCGTCATACCGCCACACCCCGGTGCCCTGGCAGCGCCGACAGGGTTCACTCATTAACTATCCAATCGGTGACGTATCGGTGCGCGGCTGGCTCAATACTGTCGTAGGTAGTGAAAGTGGAGTCTTGACGCTTGAGTCCTAGTTCGCGGATCACCGCATCAGCAAGAGTTAAACAATCTTCATCCCATGAATACTCGGAAGTCAGTTGCGTCCACTGCGTTTGTAGAATATCTACAATACGGGTGCGGAGGTCATCGCTCGACAACACGGTACACTTCCCAAAACAAGGGAAGGTGACGGCCAGAATTAGGAACCGCCGTAGCCTCGGGGATATCTGTGATAGTCTCAGTTTCGGCTAACTTTGTGTTTTCTTCTTTTACATCACTCATCGAAATCACGCATCCCTTTGCAAATGTGGCATTTCGCGGCCTCTAAAAGACCAAGAACTTCGACAGAATTGTAGGTTTGCGGGGTTTGAATTCGTATCGCCATGCGACCATCCTCGTCAATGACCCTTGACAAGCGAACCTCTAAAGTAACAAGTGGCTCATTGCTCATCGCCACCACACAGTGTGAACCACCATGCCCGTGCAAACAGCCAAAAGAATACACACCCACCAGGCAACACTATCCATCATCGTCCCTTTCGTAACACCATTCCCATTCGGGATCAAGAACAATTTCCCGCCACGCAAAATAACGAGCCAAACCGCCGGGAGCAAATAACTCACACGCTATAGCATTTTTTGTGGCCTCAGTGTGCGCTTCCGGCAAAGTGCGATAGCGGTCATGCCACGCCCTGCCGTCATACACTCGCCACTCGCCCATGCGGAAACGTACAGACCAACGGTTCATCGTATCACCACCCACAGGGCAAAAGAAAACGTTGTCCCAGCAAACAAGCCGACAATCAATTCCTGAAAAAAGTATTTCACTTTTCCCACCCCGCCGTCACATAGTGGTGAGATTGCGGTGATCGTAAGCGGGGCACAAATCTTCCACCGCAATCACAACGAACTGGCGTGCATCAGGCAGGCTCAGTTGACTGTTCTGATATATGTTCTCGGCTACGATTTCGCCGTTCATAAAAGGGTTAGACAGATCAGTGCAAATACTGAATCCTGCCTCAAGAAAAGCTGAATCGCCACGGCTGACGTTAACGAAACCGGCTTCATGTATGTCCGACAAAAATGAGCTAGTGTCGGCCTTAGCCGGATATGCCAGCCACAAAGATGTTGTGACTAAAGTTCCGGTCAGAACTCCGACACCGATTTCCTTAATCCACTTCTTCACTTCTGTTCCTCCTGGTTGGTTATTGATGCCTCAATCTTATCAGACACATCGGGATTATCCAAGAGGAACAGGCGAGCATTTTCTTTGCCCTGTCCCAGCTTGATATCGTCAAAAGAAAACCATGAACCCGATTTTTTAGCGCCAAGCTCTATCAATTCAGACTCGCGGGAAATGCCACAACTATACAGGATATCAAATTCTACTACCTGCTCTGGTGGCCCCACCTTGTTTTTCTTGATCTTAGCTTTTGTTCTATTACCTACAGGATTATCGCCTGATTTGAGGGTTTCGATTCGTCGTACATCAACGATCTGCCAGCAGTAAAACCCTAAAGCCTTACCACCGGACACCACTTCACCGGCATACGGGCCGATACCCTGCCGTACCTGATTAATCCAGATGACCAGGCAGTTGTTTTGGGCTGCCGGTGCCGTCAGTTTCCGGCAGGCTTGCCCTAAAAGTCTGGCCTGCCTACCAACGTGACTATCACCCATATCGCCTTCGACTTCGGCGCGGGGCGTCAGCGCTGCCACCGAATCAATCACCAGCACCGACACGTCACCAGATCGGATCAGCCGTTCAGCGATTTCTAAGCCGTTCTCAGCGGTGTCCGGTTGGCACACCAACAGATCGTCGGTGTTCACCCCTAGCAGCTTGGCCCTGTCGGGGTTGTAGGCGAACTCGGCGTCAATGAATGCACACAACTTGCCTGTCATCTGTGCATTCGCCACGGCGTGCAGGGCCACGGTGGTTTTTCCGCTGCTGTATGGCCCGTACACCATGACGTGTGCCCCAAGGGGGAATCCGCGACCGCCCAAAGCGCGATCCAAAGCAATTGATCCCGTAGACACCCAATCGGTAGGGACGAAATCGTCGTCGCTGCCCCGGCGAACCGTGCCAGCCCCAAATGCTTTGTCGATCCCGCTAAGGGCTTCGTCAATCCCCATCCTCTATTCCCCTTATCATCCATGCGGCAATAGCGGCAGCGGCGAGCAGGCTAGAGGGCACCAGCCACCACGGGATACCGACGATGACACTGATTAGCCACAGGCCGCAGAACACGGGCACAAAGGCGATAGCAATATCGGTCACGACACCACTGCGCTAGACCAGCAGCCCTCCGCGTACACGGCCACCGTGGATTCCGGCGTACTCACGTACAGGGTGCCGCCGTCCACATCAAACTCGGTGGCCGTAGAATAAACATCTACCTCATAGGATGAATAAGCCATGAGCTTAACCGTGACCGTCATATCAAAGCCTTTTCGATAGAGTTTTCGATGCCGTCCAAAAGGGACAGCATTTTTGAGCGGACGTGTTCATCGTTCGTTCCGGCCAATACCTCATAGACGTATGAGCGGAGCCGCCTTACGTCCTCCTGGGCGTTACGAATGTAGGCTGACCGGTCCTCCGCGTCGAGCCGCAGAATTGCGATACGGTGACCGGGCGACAACTCCCCCATCAGAGGGGCTTGGGGAAGTTGTCGGCGGTCCACACGTTGCCCTTCGGGCGCTGCAATTTGGCGAGCGAGCGTCCACTGCGGAAAGCATTCCATGACTGCACCAGCAGCGCTGCCTGATCCTGGTCTTTCAGCTTCATCTGCGAATGGTGGTGGCGAGCCAGCCGGTTACGCAACGTCAAGACCGGATGGTCGATGGACATATCCGCTCCGGTATGGAGGAAAGTGAAGAACTGTTCCATCTCATCAAAATCCAGTTCCGAAAACCTGAGAGCGGCAGCCAGCAACACTCCCTGGCGCACGGCCAGTTCACTGGAAATTTTGGTGGCGAACCCGTCGTGGTACAAAGACCACAACAGTTCCATTGCGGTGGGATTGGTTTCTGCCCACTCCACAATTTCGGTATTGGTGACAGCCGCGTCACGTCCACCAAAGAATGCCAGCCGGTCCCACTGAATGTAGAAGCGGACAGCGGCGGCAATGGTGCGGTTGGAGTCGATGTTGGAAATCGACAACTGATCGTATGCCGTGCGCTTGGCAGGCTGATCCATCGTCTTTTGCGACTCAGGCTCAAGACCCGACACCAACAGGAACGGCAGTATCACGGAGCCGTCAGTCTGGGCCAAGGCCATCAAACGGTTCTGGCCGTCGAGCAGAACACCGTTCTTGTCGATCTTGAGGGACTCGCCATTGAAGCGCCAACGGCCAGCCAGCATGTCACTGAGATACTCGCGCTGCTTACCCTTCTTGGGTGAGCGGTTGTGAGTATTGAACTCCAACAGAGAGCGTGCGCCCTCCGCGTCAAGGTGGACAACTTCAACGGTGAAGCTGTGCGTTCCGGCCTTGTCGGTGTACTTCAACTCTGCTACATCGTAGCGGGGAGTGGTCTTCATGGTTGGTGCTTATCCTTTCAACTTTCTGGTTATGGTATCAGCATATATCAAAGTGTCTCAAGAACCAAATGGCGAGGTAGCGCGTACTTTATGGGTTAAGGCCAGGGAGCCGGGAGAGGGGTTATGCACTCCCGGCTTTGTTACTCCTTCAACGCGAAAATACTTGCGGTTCAGGTCGGCCAGGATGAGAACGTAGTCGGCTAGATCGCGGGGCAGTGAGCCTGCCAACGATGCTATAGCTACTAGCGTCATCTGTTCTTCCGGTGTCACGTCACGCAGCCACACGGGCACAGCCTCTCTCTAGGTGTCGCGGCGCTTCTGCCGCGTGGGTGGTGCTGGTGGTGCTGTTGAAGTTGAACCGCTTTCACAGGGCGACTGTCGAGCCGGTGCAACCGTTGTGTGAATTAGGTTACACCGGAAAACCGGAAGGGTCAACCACTTTACCGAATTAATTTTCTTACCCCTCCTGACCAGCGGTTTTTAGGTGACGGTCGGCGTGTCAATTGGCTACAGCGGTAGGAACCGTAGGTGGTCAGACACCTGGCCTGTCGCTACACCTTTGCACTGTGAACACTGAACGGAGCCGCGCTCAAGTTTCTCTGCCCAGTCCCGCTCAACATCAGACTTGCACGGTGTGCAGACGAAACCTGTTGAGGGACAAGACAATCCGTGAGATGACCAGGCCGCCCACCTCGCCTCGTTGCTGCATTCAGGGTATCGGACACACGGTAAAGTCAGTTCCTCGGCGTGGCTGCTCAAGTGGGCGACATGGGTCTGGGTCACGGGGCTTCTCTCTGTGGGGTGTTTCACAATCTACACAAACTGAACAGATTGTTACGTCACAAAACCTGAAAGTTTCCTGTGATTAATCCTTAGATTATCAGATTATCCTTAGATTAATCTAGTAAATGACATAGCTGTAATTCCCGTCAAACCGTAACATATGACTGTTGGTGACGCCACCATAAAAATAAAGTTTGACCGGAAACCCGAAACAGGTATACCATCGACAACATGAAAGCATAGATAGCCCCACAGCTATCTGCTACCACCGAAACGGACAGAAAGATGAAAGACGCACAGATACTACGGGCAAGACTCATTGCGCTCCTGGGAAGAATCGTCAGCGTAGAAGAAATGCGTGACGCCCTGGAAATGAAGCAATCCACCTACTACGATCAGGTCAAAGAGGGCAGGCTTATGAGCCTCGACAACCTGAAACTGCTCGCACGCAACCTCAACGTCAACGAGGTCGAACTGCTGGCCGAATGCGGCCTGCTCGCACGCACAGAACTCAAAGAATACTGCGAACGCAACATCTGCGGCTCCTGCAAATACTCCCCCAACCCCCTCACCATACGGAGAAAAGCGTGAAAATCCTCAACCTCATTTTTTTCAACGCACTCGGCCTCATGGTGTCCTGCGTGCTATCCGCTATGACACTTGGACCCAGCTACGGCACGCTCGGCATCCCGGCCTGGATCGCACTCGCCCTGTACCTGCTCCATGCCGCCATCAGGGACCGGCGTGCCAGCCACGCCGCCCTCATCCACAGCAGCGAAACCCTGGTCCGCGAAGCCCGTGCCCAGATTGAGCGCGAAGAAACCTCCCACCAGCCTCTATGGGAGAGCATTCCCGTCCCGGTGTCCGCAGGGACCATCAACACAATCAAGTGGAACTAAGAGTTTCCTAAGAGTTTTCCGTTTCGGCGTGTCACGAAAGAAAATGTCGGAAAAACGTGATTTCATCTTAAATGACACTCAGTGCGAACGCAGTGAGCGCGTCCAGAACCACCGCAAGGTGGTTGTTCCACCGTGACACAACACGATCTGCCGTGGCAAAAAGCGACACACGCAACAATACCTACAAAAACACCCCATCGCCTAGTCGGGCACGTTACTAGAGAGGCACGAAAAATCGAAAATCAGCCCACCACCCCAGACAATTTCGTCACAGTGACGTATTGGAACAACAGAGTCCTCCACGACGGCAACACCTACTGGATAGCCGAGGTCTACTACGACGACACCGACACACCTATCAGCTACACCACAGGTGACCCCATAGGAGACTGGCAAAACTACGCCGAACTAGCCAACACCACCAACCAAGTAGCCAGCGCTCTCACCAAACCTATCCTCAAAGTCAACACCGAAAGCTGCTTCATAGGAGAAATGACTGCACAGGAAGCTATGGAACACGATTTGCATAAACCCGGCACAGCACCTATCATTGACACTGTTACATCAACACAAGAAACGGAGTTATCCTGATGGCAAAGACAACTGTCTATACGGACGACCTTGACAGCAGTGAACTGGCCGACGCCGGAACCGTGTCATTCTCGTACAGGGGCATCACCTATGAAATGGACTTGTCCAGCAAGAACGAAGCTAAACTTGCTGAACAGTTAGGTCCGTGGATTGCCAAAGCCCGAACCGTCAAGAACAGCCACAAAACCGGCAAGGCCACCGCCCCGGCGGCATCCGGCTACAACGCCGAACAGTTAAAAGCAGTCCGCGAGTGGGCTGGTCGCCACGGCTACAACGTATCCGACCGTGGACGGGTACCGCAGGAAGTGTTGAAGGCTTACGAGGAAAACCAGGCGCTCAACGAGCCGAAATTTTCCTCAGTCTAAAGTTTTCACACGCGGGGTTTGCAACACGATCCACCGTATGATACGATGAACATGTTCGCCTGATACGCACATTGTGCCGTATTGAGGGAACGTTCCGTTGGTGGTGTAAGTGCCTTTCTCCGTGGTTGGTGGAAAGGGAAGCGGTGCCGGGTAGCTCTCTCTCCCCGGCACCGCTTCTTCCTTTACACCGCCACGACCAAGCATCCTTATATAAGGTATGGCTCTCAAAGAATCTTTGTACGGCTACCACAACTTTTCTCAGCGACTCCGCAAAGCGTCCATCATATACCGTAGATCATGGAAGAACATTTTTGTCTACGTGTGGAAACACCGCGATTGGAAACTGTTCTACCATGACCTCAAATTTGTGGTCACCGGAAACTAAAAAGGACGGCCCTGCGCTCAACCCGCCTGGGGAACAGGGTGGGGAACGCAGGGCCGTCAGCCTCTACCAATCAATCAAGCAATCACATTCATCAAACGTTCAATCTGGGACGGCTGAAAGCCCTGCCACGTCCACGTAGCCCTATCCCCAAGGTCTACCCGAACAACAGGCATAGCCAGCCGCGCCTCTGGGTCCGAAAGCAACTCAACTTTCAAAACCCGCAAAACCTCCGCATCCAAATCTGCGCGAATCTCCGTATAGCGGATACCCAAATCGTCAAACTTCTTTTTTGTAAACCGGCACTGATGACAAACCTCATTCGGCAGAGAATACAGCGTAACCTTCACTAAATATCATCTCCGTTATAGTTTTTCACCCTTAGCTCTACGTGCCCTTTGAGCGAACCAATCATTACGAAACTCCATAAAAGACAGGTGAGGAATTGTTTTCCAACCTTGCGCCGCAGCCGTAAATTCGTAATTCCTGTGCCACTCCTGATCCGTAATAATCCATGCCCAATACATTTCATCACGCAGCCTAAGCTCCGCTAACTGTTCCTCAAGGAACCTGACCTGACGCCACAAATCCTCAATCTGATAGTCAACGTCAGCGTTTCTCCGCTTAGCTTCCCGATCCCGCCTAGTAACAAGCCCAGTAATAAAGGCCATTACTTTAGAAAGAACTTCCTGCGCCCCGCCAGCCTTATTCAGTGCGTAAGCTAAAGCAATTAACACGCCCAATAATATGGCAAGCCAGTGCGGAAAAAACTTCCAAAGCTCGTCGGGTATATCGCTCACCTTTTTGTCATCTCAAAGCATCCCCACACGTAGAAACTAGAGGCGCTACGCTAGCAACTGGCGCAACAACCTCAACGGTCTGGGGAACAGTAGACCGGTCAACGGCCATCAAAATTGCAAGCAAAGCGGAACCCGCAGCCAGCCCAAGAGACTGGTGCCAACCGGCAACCCACACATTCAGAGCATTACCGCCGAGAGCGGCAGCCAACGTTTGTGCGAAACTCCTGATCGCCCGAGTCGCCGCATCCCGCCAAAAAACAGAAGTAAATAACATTTAAACTCCTATCCTATATCTTAAAGTGATTTGCCGAGAGCGCGAACATGAGCAATAGCCGGGGTAACATCATAATTGATATGCGGCCCAGTACCGGCAGCGAAAAACATGCCAGCATACAAAACAGCCCTGAATAACGGAACCACTTCCACGACTGGCTTCTGCACTACCTCTAAAAGCCGCTCCATAAGCCCAGCAAGCGACGAAAAGGTAGCATTCTCAATCAGATGCCAGATGGTTGTCACATCGTCACCAGTCTTATCTGCTGGCGTATCCGTATACAGGTCACGGCCCCACGAAGAATTAGCTCCGTGAGCAAAATCCAGCCACCACGACGGGGTATTCTCTAGCCGATCATCGCTAGCCCCACGGCCCTGTGGGACCACCCACCCGGCGGCAACGTTACCGTTAGCGACACCAAGCTCACGATCAGGATTTCCCCACGTCAGACCGCCAACAAACTCATCACGTAGATCATGCAGACGGCCAGACGGATTCAAAATTTCGTGCTTCAACACCCGCGACGTAACAATTGCTCCCTGAGAGTACCCGGCTAAAACCTTGGGTTTCCCGGCATGTTTGCGGCACTGCAAAACCAATTCCTCAATACCCTGATCGTAGCTGGGTTTCATGGGAAAGAATGCTGCTGGATAGTTCCCTACGGGCTGCCAATAAAACAAGTCGGCTACCCCTCTAGCGGTGTCCGCTGGTGGGCCTGTCCACATATCGACCCCACTGCCCTGCACCGACAGAATGACACCCTTTTTAGGTGCCTGAGCCGGTGGGTTAGGGTCGATAACTCCGAGGGCAAGCTGTGTCGCCCAATCCAAAACCCCGTCGATGCGAAGCCCCAGATTGTTGGTAGCATTTTTGCGGCGCTGATATTCTGCTACAACGTCACACAAATCCTGTCCGTAATACTCTGAATCGTCTAGCTTACTGGCGTAAGAAAACTTTTGCTTCAGTTTCCTTTTTGCCTTCTGCACTGTCGGGCCAGATGTTCCTACTTGCCAACCGATCCACGCCATCAGACCGCCCCTGTCTTTTTACGATCCGAAGTACCCAACATGTGATCCCTAATCTCCGCTACAGCTTCAACGAGGGTTTGACCGCCTAAACAATTCCAACGCAACCGCACCTGATCGTCCGGTGGCCCGACCGGCTTAGGCACATGCGGCTCAACTTTAGGCTGAGCCGTTACCACAACCGGTTCCGCAACGGGTGCTACAGGCTTTTGATCCGGCAATGCCGAAGCCCACTTAGCCACATTCGCGGTGAATACGTCCCACGGGAAATTTGGACCCGTATCGGTGTGCGAACCATCTCCCAAAAACTTGGTGACATAGGCGTGATCGGAAATGCCGGGAGGGGCAGACTTATATGGGGGAGACAAAATCTTGATAGAGATACCATACTTTTTGCAATCCTGAACGGCAATATATGCGGCAACATCAAGCGCCTTTGATTGCTGCAACCATTCATCTCTCGACCAATTAACACTAGAACCAGCAATGCACAAATTAATTGACCTGGGGTTAGCCGATAGCACTGACCATGAACAATAGTCGGTATCAACTACGTCGCAAACAGTTACGCCACCATCCCTAATATCCTGACTGACAGTGTAATGATAACTAACCTGATTAGAGGGATTAGCTAAAAACCTTGCTAAGCTGTCCGCATTCCCTGGTCCCTCTTGCGTATGCAAAAGGAACAAATCAACTTTAGTTCCCCCACGTGAATGAAACGAAGGGCTTTTAACCCAATACTCATTAAACTCTGGTTTCATCAACACTTATTGGCACCCCTGCTTTGTGTTTAATTCAAGATTAGGATTAGTGATTGGATAAACTTCCAATACGCCATCTTTAGGAAATACCAGCGGGTGAGCTAGCTGCATTTTGCCGCCCATGCGCGGACCCTCTGGGCCATGAAAATAAGCTAAATGAGTGTAAGTACCGGCAGGAACGTTAACGAAAGCCCTGCCGGTTATCTGCTCATCTTCTATACCCCACACAATGCCGCCGCGAGAATACGAAACATCTTCCGGTTCCCCATACGCCACCAACCCCGCACCAGGGTCTTGCGTACACACTCCCACAAAGCTAGGCCAGATGACCGCGCCAAGATATCCTTGACTTTCGATCATGTGATCGTAAACGTCGGGGTCACCACCGCCGAGCCTTGTGCGTTATAGGTTGTTGAAGTGACGGTGCAGTTATCAAACATGTTTGCGCTTGCGACGAGGGCGGCAGACGCCAGAATGGCGTAAGTTACCGTCGTGGTTGTCGGGACGTTAATTGTTACCGCCGAACCGGTAATAACGCCAGACGAAGCGGCACCCCACGTTGTTTGAACCCGAGCATAGGCGGGAGAGCCACCCGAAATTTCGGTGCTTGGCGTGGTGCCGGTGCCGGGAGTGGTAGCCGCCAACCCGATCCACGTTGCCTGCGTACCATAATATGTAGCCAAAGTGCTGCGGCTGTTTATTACTGCAATAGCCATAGTTCCCTCTTATCCATTGTTATTATATTGCTGAGAAAGCAGGGCGTTGGTGGCTACCGCTTCCGCAAGTTTCGACCACCCTTGGGCCACAATCAAATAATCCAACTGGGCTTGTCCGGTAGCACTGTTAGCGGATACCAAAGCCGCGTCGGCTTTCATCAACAGATCAGTCCTTGTCGCCTGAGTGGTGTCGGCAGACGAACCCAACCCGGTCAAATAACCCTGAGCTACCGCAAAATCCCACACCCTACCGTTAACGCAATTAGCTATAGCGTTAGCTGCATTAAGGTAAGGGATAGCCGCTGCCGGTGTTGACTGCTGACCGGCAGTAGTAGCGAACTGCTGTGCTTTAGCTACCAGTTGTGCGCGAGTATATGTGTAAGCCAATTCATTCCCCTATTGATATGCGCGAATCCAGACACGTCCCGTTGCGCCAGCACCAGCATTAGCGCCACTTCCAATAAACACTCCGTTAGTTCCCGCGCCGCCACCACCGGGAGCGTTACCGTTGATAGTGGAACCATTATTGTTAGTTCCCGCCGCAGCCCCACCCGTATAGGTTTGGCTGTTAAAAGTCAGGTTTCCCGGCGACGAGCCTTGCTCTGTCACACCCTGGTTGGGACTTGAGGCACCTCCGATACCGGCACTTCCCGCAGTGGTACTCGCCAGGGACACCGCTATCGCGGCCCACGGCGACGAAGCCGCTAGCGTGCCGCCAGTTTGATAGCCGAAACCACTACTGTTGTCGTCTGTCATATAGAACGAAGGCGCAGTGGCGTTTGCATACCGTGATGTAACACCTGCCGTGTAAGACGATAATGTGCTAGTTTTAGCAAAAATCGCGCCCACAACCATACCGCCAAACCCGGCGGCAAAAGAAGAAGCAAAAGGGGCGGCGTTGGTGCCGCCGCTAGCCGGTACGTCATACCCGTTTGGGAGGGCGGTGACAGTTCCGACGTTTCCGTAAGAAACCGAATCGGCTTTCAGGTTTGTGAACGTAACCGAACCGGTGACCGTGGCGACTACCGTTTTGGCCCCCGCCCCCGCCGCTATGCCAAGTCCGAACATTTCCAACCAACCGTTACCCGACGCCCCACCAGCGTCAATGACATTCAGGCTGGTCATAGCGACACCACCGTAAGTCACTGACCGTGTGGCCGAAGCCGCCCCGACGTTGGAAACACTGACCGCAACTAAGACGTAGTTGTCAGACGATGCGGGTGTGTGTGTCCACGACCCCGAAATTGTTCCGGTGCCTGACGCGACAGTTACACCTGGCCCTGCCGCACCGAACTCGACGGCCAACGCCGAACCGTAACCGCTACTGCCATAGCCGCCGACGCCACCCGCGCCACCCGCCCCGACATACACGCTCAGGGAAGTTTTAGCCCACCCGATATCAGTGCCGCGCACCAAGGTCTTAGAACCGTATCCACCAGCCCCGCCGCCGCCGCCGTTACTGAACAGGCCACCGCCAGCGTTTCCACCGCCACCGCCACCCAACACAACAACATCAAGTTTGTTGCACCAATACGGGATAGTGTAAGTGTTAACTCCCGCCGTGGAAATGGTGGTCAGTACCGCCGCCGTTGTTGGGAATTGCGGCTGGGCAACCAGCGATCCCGTGCCGGATAGCGCCTGAGCAATCGTTTGTCTTGTGGTTAACGCCGAAGTCAAGGTGCCCGAACCCGACAAGGCGGCGGCAAGACGGCCCTGCTGGACGGCAGACAAAGTTCCCACACCGGTTAACGCGGCAGCAAGTTTTGCCGACTGAACAGCAGACAATAATCCTGTACCCGATAGTGTAGCGGCTAGGTTTTGAATCGGATTTAGCACCGACGATAAAACACCCAAACCGGTCAGCGTTTCTTTCAAAGCGGCAGACTGAACCGCCGACAACGATCCGCTACCCGATAGTGCCGCCGCCAAGTTTTGCACCGGACTCAACACCGCCGACAAAGCACCCGCCGCAGACAAAGACTCAACCAGCCGTGCAGCCTGCACAGCCGACAAAACACCCGTACCCGACAGAACACCATCGGAGGACGTTTTGAACCCGGCAGACAACAACCCAGACCCCGACAACAGTTCTTTTAGTCCCGAAGCCAAACCGGCCACCAAGACGCCCGAGGAAGAAAATCCAGACAGCGCCGACGATGTGAAATTCACCAAAAGGATGCCCTCGCCAGACAGATCGGCAGCAATCCTTGGGTAAATCAATCCCCAAACTACCGTCACCGGTAGCTCTGCCTGAGACACCGGAGCCGACGAGAACCCCAACGTGGCAGGTAAAACGGCATCGCTAGAGAGGGAATCAGACCAGGACAAGGTTACGGGCAAGCCGTCATCAGGGGTCCACGCCACTTAAATCTTCCCCCTTTAAGAAATAACCTCCCACGGCAAGGAAGGCTGCATGTCATTCCACACCGAACCATCCGGCCCAGAAACCCTCCACTTAAAAACACCGCCATCGCTTATCCTATGAGCAATAGCGCCAGTAGAGGGATCGCGCCTCACCGTACCCACCGGGTCACCGCCACGCACCGTATTCCATGCCGTCAACACCGTCGCAACTTGCTCTGCGGTCAAATCCTCAATATGACCAGCAATTTCCTGCGATATCTTATCAGTCACTTCAATTTCAATGTCATCCGAAGATGGAGTAGTCATTAATTCAAACTCCTATTAAGAAGGGCACCAGACCAATAAGCCTTAATGCCCGTTGCCTCACCGACCAACACCGAACCGGCGCTCCACGTCGAACTGTAACCCGGCTGAATAACATCATTAGCATTCAAATATATCACAAACGTGCCCGAAGCGTTTTGCATACCACTATTGATGTTGCTAGTGGTACCTCCGCTAATCTGAACACAAGAACCATTACGAAAAATTGCAGCCGACATAACACCGCCAGCACCAATACCTATCATCCCGTTAGCAGTGTTTACGTTAACACAAATTTCGTACCATCCGGCAATCGAAACGGTCACAGAATTGGCCGCTAAGTTATAGGTTACGTCCGGTGTCGCATACTGCAAAGTGTCAAACCAGCCAGCGGAAAAAAGATTATTTCCTGTGGACACGGTTCCCGTTGTAGTAGATGTGCGGTACTGCCGCCACCCCGAACCCACCTGTGTTTGAGGCTGATTATCGACAAACGAAAATGCGGCCACCGTCGCGGCATACCCGCTGTGAGTTCCACGCCTGGCTTGCGTAGGGACGCTGCTTGAAAAACCGCCAAATCCGGCATAGCGATAAGAAGAACCCAAAGATGAAGTGGTCCCAGATTCTGTTACCGTAAAAACGGGGTAAGTATTTTGTAAGATTTGGAAAACCCTCGCCCCGCCCGTGGTGCCACAAATTAAAGAATACGTGGCACCGGGTACAAAGGTAAACGAAGAAGAACTACCTAAAACAGTAACTACGTTAGCAACCGAACAACCAATTTCGCAATAGTTAGCTTTTAGCATAGCATAAACAAAATTTGAAGCCGAATCATTCATTCGACCCAAAATGTAACTAGCGCCAACGTAACCTGACGAAGAAGTCGGAGTGGAAGAAAAAATGCAACTAACATTTTGATAATCGGTGATAGTTGACGATTGCGAAATAGATACAGTGCCGCCCGTTAGGCTCGACGCATCGCACGAAAAGGTTCCCGGCGTAACGGCATCAGCAAGGTTCACATAGTAAGGCCCACCCGTACTACCTGTCACCGTCGCATTACCGGCACCGATATTAGACAGGGCAACAAGCGCCGCCTGCACTGTAGCCGTGGTCGCATTATAGGCAATAGCAGATGTTGTTTGAACGTTACCTGTATTAGTGGTAAAAGTTAGAAGTAACGTGCCAGCGGTAGGGGCAGGAACTCCCAAAGAAATGATAGCTGACTCAAACTGGGCGCGATACAAACGGTCGCCAGTACCGTTATAAAAACCAGCCCCCGCCGCATAGTATGTATTATCTACAACTAAAGTGTGGGTGCCAGTATTAGAATATGTTACAGACAATTGATTGGGCAAAGCTGCTGCTGTAGTAAAATCAATGAATCCGCTGTTTCCAGAGTTTGCCGCATTGGTTGTTGTAGTCTTTAACGCATTTACGTCGGTGCGAAGCTGAGAAATTGAAATAGCAGAACTTTTTGAAGCGTTCTGAACGTCGTCAGCAGATTTGAAAAACCCGCCAGTGATACCTGTAACTAAACCATTAAAGCCATTAACCAGATTGTCGTAAGCGCTCTGCATATCGGTAACAATAGTATTGCCGATATTGTTTCCCGAATTTAATCCACCAACAAGGTGGCCCGAAATTGTGCCAGTCTTTGAAAGACGAAGATCATCCCACCATACTGAACCACCGGTAACAACACTGTTTACCATTATTTCCAAGTATACGGTATCGACCCCAGCGGGAACTGTGTAATTTCCCGTCAATTCCGTCCACGAACCCGAGGACGCCACGGTGCCTGAACCGGGCCACGTCGCAATAGGGGTGACCGTTTGCAATACCCCATTAAGATACGACGCAATCGACAACGTAAACGCAGCACCGGAAGTGGCCGTAACACCGGACCACTGCACATATCCTCCCGCCGAAAGCTGATCCCCGGCAACAGTGCCCACCGCCACCCCGGCGGCAGGCAAAGCGGGAGTAGCTGTCGGAACCGTCAACGTTGAATCGTTGCTGACCTCAAAGCTGCCGGTTACCGAAGCGTCAAATATCACATAGTACGGGCCACCGGCATCTCCGGTAACCGTAGCATTACCCGAACCTACGCTAGTCAATGCAACTAAAGCCGCCTGCACTGTAGCAGGGGAAGCGTTATACGCGATATTGGAAGTAATGTAAGAACCCACCAAGAGTGTAAAATAGCCGCCAGTCGGCGCACCCGAAACGGTAACCGTATAAGAAGGCCCAAAAACATCAATTGGATTTGACAAAAGGGTCTTGGTAGTTCCATTTCCTAAACACGTAGCGGACCCAAGAGAAGTCCTACCAGTCAGACTGTCCCACGAAAAACCGCTTTCATCGGCAACCGAAACAGAATTAGAAAAATCTCCATTAACTACAAGATTTGAGTTTACCGAAGCTACAGCGGCAGCAACATGAGAATGAGAAACCCTTGGAGTTCTACTTGGCCTAACCGGATTAACGACAGCCGTATTGTAGAAAGACTGCATATACCCCGGTGCCGCTTGGCTAGTAGTAACCGTTTGGGGGGAACTAGCCGGATTCTGAATAGTGCTTTGATTTGGATTGTGCCCCAGCAAGCCGCCGGTCAAATGCCACAAAATTGAGTTAATTAAACCATCAATAAGCCTTTTTGCGCTGGCCTGAATTGCCTGCTGATTCGCTAAAGCTGCCTGCTTAGCAATGGCGGGAGGGACGCTGTGAACAGACGGGTTGGGTGTAATCGGGTACGTCATTATTACCCTCCCCTATCAGTTGGTGCCGGGAACCGGATTGATTTTCACAGAAAAATAAGCCCCCGTTGAGGGCACCGTGTAAGCGTCCGTAGTCGAAGCAACCTGATTCGACGCAAAATATAACGTAGAGGCTATACCGGCAGGAACAACACCATAACCGCTTGCCAAAGTACCGCCAAACGATTGAGTCAAAACCACCGCCGGGGCAGTACCCGCAGTGTTCATAGCTGACGTTACGCCCCGCGTACCGTAGCCGTAGCCAACCTGCTGGCCCGTCGCCAACGTTGTTCCGTTAGACGTAGAGCAAATGACAGCCTTCAAATCTATTTCCGTATTTACGGTTCCAAACGGGACGGCTTGGCCTCTCACATCGGGAACCCAGTTGAACGGCTGCGCCGGAATGGTGATATACCCTAGAGACTGCAAACCATTGTTGCCCGTGTACGAAGTGACCGTTCCTTGAAGCGTCCCACCAACCGGCTGAGCCGCATACCGAAACTTAGACGTAGAAGAATTCCACTTGACCATGTACTGATCCTGTAGAGCAACCGTCGTCGTATCCAAATCCGACACACCAGCCAGGGTGTAAGAACCCTGCACCGAAACCGTAGGGCTGGTGCCGCCAGTCAAGGAAGCCCCGCTAGCAGTCATCATCACAATGGCTGTAGACCCAACCGGAGCAACCGTCACATAATACGGGTTAGTACCCGTCACCGTAAACGTCGCCAGCGAACTAAACGCAGTGTTTAGCGCACTGGCAATCGTAGTAGAAGATAGACCAGAGATAGTGATTGCAGCCGTCGTAGTAGAACCCCACGACATAGTAAACGAGCCGCCCGTAGGGGAACCCGCCAACGTCAAAATCTGCACGCTGTTCAAAGACTGACCGGCAGGACCGGACGGGATGGACAGATTCAAAGTGTAGTGAGAGGACTGCCCCGAACCGCCCGACGAGTTCGTTGTCCACGAACCCGAAGCCGACGAACCCGAAGGCAACGTCGTCACGCTCACACTATCCAGTACAGGCGGCAAACCCGGCGTTCCCTGAGCAAGCACAGGAAGCTGACCGACGCCGCCACTCGGAGTCAAAACCAGAGTGGCAACGCCGGTAGTAAGGTCGGTCGCATTCGTAACGGTAACGGTGCCAGCCCAAGTAAAACTATTACCGTTCTGAGTGATAGCCAACTTTTAAATCCTATTCACTAGTTAGACAACGTAAGAATCTGGAACGCCTCTTGGAACTTAGCCAAGCTACGCTGAATCCTGATAGCGGGAGCCTCATGGGTCTTACCGTCACCAATAACAACAGTGGCCTTAGCCCTTTGCTGCGGGGAATCTTCAACTTCAATTCTCTTAACATAATCAGTATACAAATACCCGCCAATGCCCATAGAGGCAAGGCCACCGAGAAATATGTCCTTACCAATAGTGTACGGATAACCGTTATCGAAGCTGACAATAATTCCGTGATATCCACGGGTATCCCACATAGCATCCCGCAACGCAAACCACTCATCAAGAGTGTAAGCAGAAGAACCGGTCTGCTGGAAATACTCGGGGAAACAATACGGACCCATAGAAATTCGACGGTCGGAATTTTCTATTAACTGAAATGCCAAAATAATATCATCAAAAGTGCCGTCTAAAAAGGCTGAAGGAATTCCAGTAAAGCCAATAGCAATTTCGATAGCATCAATAAAAAATTCGAGCGTAACATTGATTAAATCATTTATCCAGTGCGGCGATTTTCCGCCACCAATAACCGTGTGCGCTAATGGCGAATGCGGAATCAAATGAAATTCTCTGATCCCGCCGCGAGCATTATCGGAAAAGACAACCCAAGGTTTAACAAAGTTAACGCCAAGAGCCGGGGCGATATTAATACCTTCCGGTGCATACTCATTTCGTGGATTCAAGAAAGGCTTCAAAACGTCACCCAAAACACTGGCATTCAAATCGACAACATCTTTAATTATACCGTCGATAAAGGTGCCGGTGGGGCCGGTGACACCGGACATGTCCTTAACGTCAACAACAATTGTTGCCACCGTCAAAGGCCAAAGAAGGCCATTCGGTTGAGGCTCACCAGGAAGCCACAAATCAGCCGTCAAATGAAGCCCATAAGACTTCATCACTTTATCCATCAAGGACGACAACTTATCCATTCGACCATTAATGGAAGTCCACGGCGAAGGGTCCAAAAATGGATTAGTCGGAACAACAACAATTGGTGTCGTCAGCATCTTTTTAATATCGCCGTCATTCTCAAGCAAAGTTCCGAACCAGGAACGCCAATCCAAATTGCCGGAAGCCGCATTATCTACTATCTCCCATAAACCAGATTGCAAACGAAAAACCTGCTCCGCAATCATGGTTTTAATGCACGTTATAGCAGGGCCAATATACACTGCACGCGACGGAATTTGAAACTGAATTGGCAAAAACGGATCAGGCCAGCACATAATCTTATCAAACCACTGATAATCGTCAGTGCAATACACAATGACGCTATACTCGCCCTCTTTATATTCATAATCCACATACTCAACCCGGCCAGACCAACGCAAATACCCGTACTTAATAGTAACAGGAACCACCGACTGCCAACAGTCCATAACAACAGGCACCAAAGGATCGGTGTGCTTCAAAACAATAGAAGCAGTTCCAATAGCATTATGATTAAAAACACAACTCAGTTTCTTGTAGTCCGCACACAGACCCGCAAATCCATAAGTCTTGGTGTAAAACGTTACTTCAATATCGACAATTGGTGCGGCTTCCTCAGTCGCAACCGTCAACGCCGCCGTCGAAGCAGCCACAGGATTATTGCTTTGCAAAGCCTTAGACAAATACTTTTTATTCGAAGCAACCATCGCCGTCGAATCAGAACTAACCGGGCGCGGTGTAGTCAAATAGGTTTCCGCTGTACTATTCAAATAGTTCAACGCAATCTGATATGACGACAAACCATTCTGCGGATCACCCGGCGGCGGCTCAAAAGGATACCCGCAATGGCCCGTCAAAGAAGAACCGGTAACCAATCCCAAGGCGGTGTCAAAAACCCCTTTTGCTGTAGCAAAAGTAGTACCCAAAGAAGCCAGGTTTTTTGATATCACAGTTGATATGTCGGAGCCGCCCCAGTAACCGCAAATAAGTCCGGTCAAAAGCTGCCAGTTAGCCCCCACCGTGGTATCACCAACAGAAGAAAACACGTCACCAACGCTGGTGAAATCCCACCACAAAGAATCAATGCTGCCAGTCATTCTAAACTTTTCAGGCAGGCAGCCGTGGCCCCCCGTGCTGGAACCGGAGCTATCAAAAGCGCCAGACCATGAACTACCGGGCCAAGTGTGATTCTTTTGCCTGACCGGGTTTCCGAACGTCACACCGGCCAGCAGGTCATTGCGCCGATCCTGAAGCACACCAGAAATGATTTCTTGATATACCTGACTGGTCACAACAGCGCCCTGGCTGTATCCCGCCAACATGAACGGCCCAGGAGTTTGTTGTATAGCCGATATAAGATTATTGACGCCAACTTGAATGCTAGAAGCCATCAATCCAAGAGCGTTGCCGCCAGTAACAAACGAATCAGGATATTCAATGTATACCGGATTAATTAAGTCGGGATCGGCTAGACGGGCAAATGGGTCACCGACGCCGCCTGCCGTAGAATCGTAAATAAAAGACCTGCCATCGACACCCTGCACAACCTTACCGTTGTAGCTTTTTAATGCCGGAATTATATTAGCGAGAGTACCCGCATGATAAGCGTCCGTGTTAGCTGTAGTGGCCTCAATAGCCCCCAAGCCGGGTCCAAGATTAATCATCCCAAACAGATAGGCAGTACCGGGAACGTAGAAAAGGGTTACCTTCTGCTGGGGTGAGGTCACTCGGGCCATCTCCTTAACGGTGTAACAGCGGCAATCACCTTAGATGAATTATTGCCGCCCTGAATTTGAACCGGAATCTGCACCGTCACCAAACCCGACTGTTCCTCCATAGCGGGAATAGGGTTAGAGAACCGTCCCGACAAAAGGGAATACAGTGCGCTCTGTGGCGGCAGAATTCCGAACAAAGATTCAAATTGCTGTAAAAGTGGAGGAACATTATTGACGCTAACAAAGTTAATTAAACCCGACACAAGGCTTTGAACTGCCTGCGTCAATCCATCAGCGAACTGCTGCAAAGGATTAGTCGGAGTAGGAACAGGAGAACCCACAGCGGCAATAGCTGGTGTCACGTCAATAACGCTTTGGATACGGGGAAGCGTTGTCAGCAACGCAACCTGGCCGGGAAGCAAAGGCCCAAACGTGACAGTGTTATTGCCGATACCCTCGCCAATCACAAAAGTGCCGGGACCATAGCAAAGGTAGCGGGGCCACGCCGGTTGATCGCCGGAATTGCTTAACTCAATAAACCCGCTATCCGAACCGCCCGACCATGAATCAATGTTTGCTGGACCGATCTGAGTACCTGACGGGGAACCCGCAGCCGACATTCCGAAACCCCAGCCGCGATATGCGGTACCGACCTTAGAGATTGCGGCAGAGTCAAACCATCCAAAACCAATACCAAAAAAGTTATCTATTCCGGCAATGATACGTTGCCACCAGTTACCGGCAGAAACCTGCGGAATGATAATTGGGGCACCATTAACGTACATTTGGAACTGATTAGAATTACGGTTATTTCCCGTAAAGAACTTTTCCAAATTCCCAATAACACCAGGCTCAATGACACCGCATTGCAGCGACAAAGTATCGCCAGCAACCAATGTTTTATTAGTCGGCCCAGCCCACACCTGAGTCAAAGTGCCGTTATTTAACACAGCCAAAGAACCCCAGTTATAGCCAAACCTTGCCCTGATGCCATTCAAGCCAGTCAGAGCGGTATCCATCCTGCCCCACAGGTCAATGAACGTGTGGGCAGTATTGTCGGTGACGCTCCACGCGGTTACATATGCCCCCAGGCTTCCAGAGCCAATGAGAGGGCAGTACGCTCCGAAACCGGCGTACCGATAGCTTGCACCGACACGGGCAACACCGCTAGTGTCGAAAGCCTGCATAACAATTGATCCGTTATAGCACAAAACATAGTTAATGCCGTCTAACAGCAGGGTCCATGATCCGGCAGCGGAAGTCCACGACTCCGTTGCTAAAACGTTAGGGAAGCCGCTCCTGACAACGCCAATCTCAACTTTATTGCTAAATATGTTAGCGAACACATAGTTAGACCCTTTAATGTCGGATCGTCCCGCGAGGGAAACCAGCGGACCACCGGTATTTGTATTGATTGAACCCGAAGTGGTAATAGAAACCGTTTGACTATCAGTGAGACTGGGAGATTGGTAAATGTTAACAATGCTTTCGCCGCCAGTCGCATTAATATAAGTAGCGCCGCTGCTAGTAATTTTCCAGCCTGCATTATTTGAACTGAAGCCGCTGATATTTGCATACCACGAATATGTCGAGGGCTGTGCCGTCGCCGGAAACTCGCTAGAAAAAGTGCTGTTCAACTCGGGAAGGGGAGGGCTGATAGAAAGCAAAACGCCCGTCAGGTTGACGTTCGTTGCCGTCAAATCCTGATATCCCAAAGAGTTAGCGAACTGTACCGTATAGCTGTAAGTGTAAACCCCCAACACGGCGGTAAAACTGGAAGTGACCGTGATATTTGCAGTGCTGGTTCCGATGGAAGTCGCCAACAAGCTCTGCACGGATGCGCTAGAAGCATTCCAGGCCACGTTTGCGGTGGCGGCAAAAGTGCCCCACTTGAGTGTGTAGTTACCGCCGGTAACGTTGTTGATTGAATACCGCCACTGGCTGCCGTTAGCGGTCGCAGACCACGACTGGGCCGTGCCGCCCGTAGCCGGGGCAACCGACCCCGAACCGCCCGTCAAGCTACCCGTATTGATCTTCAACGAACCGGCCACCGGAGTCGAAGACGACAACGTAACGGCATAGCTGCCAGGAGTGCCCGACACCGTAACATTACCTGAGCCGATATTGGTGAGAGCGCCAAGTGCGGTTTTCACCGCAGAAATCGACGGCCAACCGGCAGAATACGTCAACGCCGACGTGGTTTGACCCCCATACGACAACGTAAATGAACCACCCGTCGCGGTAACGGAAACAACAGAACCGACCACCGGCAAAGGCATATCGCTTTGCAAATTCACGCTAATCATCTGATGGTCATTACCGGAATGACTATTGGCAGAATTGGAACCCTTACCAGAATACTGATTAATCACACTGCCATTTGCGCTGCCGTTGGCAATCCACGAACACACGCCGGAAGCTGGGGTAGCGCACAAACCCGCCCCGGTATAGGTTTGCTGCCAATTTGACTGCAAACTTCCGTAATCCTGGCGATCAAAAATGTCAGACACACCATTGCTGTCATGCCCATACACCGCAACCGAATCGACGCCCTGCCAAAAAGCGTTATCGTTACGGGCAACCCAGCTATACTGAACCTTCCCGCCCTGATACCAGTCATCCTTAAAAGGATTTGCCACATTCTTACCCATACGAACGTCGCACCACCACTCGCCACGCTCGGGCGAAAACCAACACAACTTACCCGTTTTCCTGGCATCCCAAGCACCCCACCACGAACGCACGGTGCTACGGAAATCGGAAGGAGATATACCGGATAGCTCAACTTGCATCGCAATTTCGGCAGGCTCATACAAAGTGTCATACCAAGTAGTGCCGTCCTGCCGCGAACCCTTATTGTCCAAATGCCGGAACGGTGCATCCAAGCCCTGAATAGCGACAATGGCGGCACCGTTCTGGGCACCCAACACCGGGGCGAGGGGACCACGCAAATGGAAAATGGTCCCCTCGTACCCGACATAAGAAATCTGGGAATCCCTAAACGCCAGCAATTGATTATTTTGATAAGTCAACGGTGCCGGTGGAAACGTCGTCAAGGAAAACCCCCTATATTTGTTTAAGGATTAAACAGCATCGGGAACTGAGTTAGCCCCTGATTAATCGCCCTCGTAGCACCATTAGCGTCAGGAACGCCATGAATGTTATTGGTTTGATTAATGTTCATCTCGCCGGGAGATGTTTTGTTATCTCCCTTATGTTCCTCATCGGGCTTCACAGGCGGTGCCGTATTACCGGCAGTATTATCCGACTGCTTTTGAGCGCCAGCTAAAGCGCCACCAATCTTAGAAATCCAGCCGCCCTTATTACCCACACTACTACCGTCAGGATCATGGATACTGAAAGTTTCGGACAATGCCTCAACGCCAATACCTGCAACCTGGCTAAGATACTGTGCAAAACGGTTAGCTTCCTTCAAGCCAACAGTACCAAGATGGCCTACACCGGGCATCGCGGCATCAAGGGCCGAACCAGCGGCAGTAATAGCACCCTGAACTAGAGGACTATTGGTGATACCGGCACCGATACCCGCACCAGTACCGGGAGATCGCGTTGCTGCGGTATTGTTACTTACAGCAGGAGAGCCTGCACCGGTAACGCCACCGTCACCTACAGGCGCACCCGCCTCCGTTGCAGGGGAGGGGGGATAGGGTGGCCCAGGTTGCCTGTAGCCGGGACCAAGCCCACCAGAACCATTACCATTACCCGAAGTCGGCAGAAAAGGACTCCAACCCGTCCCGGTACCGGCAACAATACCGCGTCCGCGAGTAGCCTGAAAAGCATCTGCCTGAGTAACAGAATACCTTTTTCCACCAGCAGTATCCGAAAGATTTATCAATCCAGTAGCAGGATCGTAGCCTGTCGCCGCAATAAAGTGCCCCGGTTCAAAAACACGTCCACCAATAGAACTGCCGGGAGCAACATTCAAAATTGATCCCGTACCATTCATAATAGAAGCCTGAATAGCATTAGTCATTGCTGCTTGACTTCCGCCAGAACCAGGCATTGCCTTAAACTTACCGGCAGGATCAAGCCTATTAAGACCATCAGCCAATTCATATATGTTTGTGCCCGGTTTAATTTGCGTCATAAGCTGATCTTGACTAATCTTTAGACCTGCGTGAGACAAGATAATTTGAGCAGAAGCATCAATACAATCGTTATAGTATTTCTGATTCTGAACACTCATAGTTGCCAAATTAAAGCCCTGTAAGCCCCTGGTTCGTTCGATCATATCGGGACTCGGGCCATTGCCATTACCCGACGTTGGCAGACCGGCAGCGGCGGCAGCGGCAGCGGCTTCCTGTTGCTCAGGAATGCCCGCAGCACGCGCCGCAGCAGCGGCGGCAGGACCCCACTTAGGAACTGCCGGTGTCGCAGGGCCAGCAGTCGGAGTGGAACCATTGGGCAACGCAATAGGATTACCGTCAGCATCCGTAGCCGTAGCGCCAGCCGGAATCTGACCAGCCAACTTATCCGCTATAGCCTTATCTTTAAGATACTTAGCCGAACCGGGAAGGTCTTTCTGCAACTGAGCATTAGCCTCAAGCCACTTCTCCACCGCCTGCTGAGCGGCATCCTGCTGAGAAAGAAGAATCCCATCAAGATTATCCTTAGCATTCAACCAAGAATTTAATGCATTAGCTGTCCGCTTATCTTTAGGGCCAAATCTTGATAAAGCATCAACATAGTTTCTTTGAGCATTCTCGGCTGTTCGCGTAGCCTCTTGCAACTTAAGTTGATACTCAAGTTTTTTGCGTTCCGAAGCAGTCATCTTAGACAAATCGCCAATTTGACTGGTATCTATACCAGAATCGCCGCCCTCACCGTCCTGCCCCCTAGCCATCAACTGACCCAAGGGATTACCCAAGGCAAGCTCAGCCAAAAAGCCGGTAAAGAATTGCACAATATGGCCGACGAAACCGCCCTTACCGCTAAACGCGGCCTGTAGCGGATTAGTTACACCTTCCGGCAAGGCACCCGTAAAGCCGTCAATCCCGCCACCGCCGGTACCGCCAGTACCGCCGGTAGCCATACCGGATAGCGCAGATTCTAAACCTGGAATTGTCACCGTAACCGGATTACCGTAAGTACCGTCAGGAGCATCCGTTGTTAAACCAGAACCCGCCGGGGTATAGCCGCCGCCATCATCAACAGGGAAGCCGCCATTAAGTTTATTTTGGCGATACGTTGGACTAATCAAATTAGTATTAGGGTGACCACCACCACCATATATTTTGTTATCCAACTTATCTGGATCGCCCTGATAAGGAGCAATCTTGCCGTCTTTGTCAAAAAGCGGATCGAAATAAGGCAACCCGCCAGGATAACCACTACCGCCCTTACCGGCAAAACCGCCCATTGCCCGACCGTGAAGCTGATCGACAATATCTGCTTTAGTTTTATCGTTTCCACGATTAAAAGCATCTCGGGTATCATCGTTATAGTCTGGGTTATCGTTGAATGGATGAGCTTTTCCATACATGTCAAGGAAATCGTAGGCAAGAACACCTAGCATTGCCATCGGCCCAAGCATACTACCGATACCGCTAGCAGCCCTACCCACACTGGTGCCAAGAGTTCCCACCTTAGTGGCAGCATTACCGGCTTCTTTAGCTACACCGCCCATCTTGCCGCCAAGGCCAAGGAATCCCGTACCAAGGCTACTAAACACCCCGTCAAAAGCCATAGCCGTTTTTAAGATAACCCACCTACCGGCCATCAACGCAACAACATCGACTAATGCGTGAAGAATTACCTGATGAGAATTAAAGAAATTAAATAAACCGGTAAGAGCCTCAACAAACGTTTTCATAACGGGAAGCAAAGACTGACCAATAGAAATAGCAGCATCAGTCATAGATCGTTTCATCTGATCTATCTGAACCTTTAACGTTTCAGCAACCTTGGCCCAACCCGAAACGTCCGCGCCGCCATTCTCACCTTTAGCGCCCAACGTATCCTTTTGCGTTTGAGCAAGGTTGGCCCTGGCGTCGGCTGTACCAAAATCTTGAGACATAATTTTCATGCCAGATTGGTTATTGGTCAAACCAAGAATCACCTGTTCTGGCGTAATGTAATCGGAACCATATTTTTGAGCCACCGGGTTGAACGCTTGAACTTTATTTCGTTGCGTATACCATGCCCGAAGCCTAGCGTTTTCCGGTCCCTCGCGGGTAGCGTTACGCAAATCTTCCGGCAACAAAGTACCAGCATCAATCCTGTTCGCTATATCCTGCATCTCAGGAGACAAAGTATCGTAATACCTTTTAAGGGTTTTTTGCTGATCCAAGTTATTGTAAGTGCTAGAAATCTTAACTCGACCATAATTTTCGTCATTAGGGTCACTAATAACGCGAGATTGAACCAAATCCCACATATGCTGCATGATCCCAATTGGGCCTTCAGTGGTTAGCTGCTTCTGCAAATCCTCGTAAGAGCCGCCGTTGATAGCGCCATACATAGCACGGGCATTACCGCTACCCGTGATAAGGTTCGTTACCGTGTTGTTGACAAGATCGGTAGTTTGATCCGCAGAAGTACCGCCCTGCGTGCCCTGAGCAACCAAAGCCATCATCTGAGCGAACATCATCGGACCCTTTTTGGGGTCACCCTGCGTAAGAATCTTCATCACAGGCTCAACGTTATGCAAAGAGCCAGCCAACTCATCAATCGACACCGAAGCGTCCTTAGCCCCAGAACGGAGCATAGACGCAACCTTAACGGCCTCACCGGTACCGAAAGAAAAGTCTTTCATCGTGAAAAGAATGGCCTGCATAGAATTCTCTAGACCGGTGCCCTCAATGGCAGCCAACTGCGCCGCAGCACTTATCAATTTCAAGTTATTGGCCGCGTCTTGAAAGTTGGGTCCAGCTTTAGCCACTAGCGTAGAGGCTTTAAGCAATTCTTCCAAGCTGGCACCGGTCTGCGTCGAAACCTGCAACAAGCCGTCATGCAGAATCTTCATCGACCCTGCCGTTTGATCCGTTTTGGCTTGCAAGCTAGCCAAACCAAACTCATAATTTTTTGCATCTTTTACAGCAGTTGCGCCAATAACGCCGGTCATAATAGCGGCCCCGGCACCCATATAATTAAATGCCCTGCCAGCCGCTAAGCTAGAGGCGGCAACCGCACCGGTTGCTGCGTTTAATTCCGCTGAAGATTTAGCAGCCCTAGCTTCAGCTTGCGACTTTTCATCCATTGCCTGATTTTGGCGTCTTGCCGCAATCACTGCGGCATCATCTGCACGCTGCTTGGTGATAGCCGAAGCCCTGGAAGCCTCAACCGCTACTCTACGTTCCTCGGCTACGCCAGCATCACCGGCAGCCTTATATAACGCGATCTTTGCCCTAGCCAACCTGTTTGCGTCAGCAATTTGCTGATCGGTCAACCTAGCAATCTCGGCAGCCTGCTTTGAACTCTGGGCGCTCATTTCAGAACCGGCTTTACCAAACAAAGCCTTCATCTGAGCAATAACCGCCGCCAACGCCGCCAACTCAAGCTGCGGAAGAATCTTAATAAAAATACCGTCAGCGGCCACGCCGAACCTCCTACAATTATTCTTCCAACACGGGCATCAACGGAACAGCACCGCCATGCAACTGAGCCAAAATACCGCCCCGCATAGAAGCAGAATTTTTTTCTTTATCCAATTCTAAACGACATTGCGAAGGAGACTTCATTAACACAGGCTCCATTTTTTCCGAAGAATGAATAGCCACATTGTCTGCACGCATAATACGAATCTCATTCAAAATGCTAGCAAGCAAATACTTACCGTCATCCCAATCGTCACGATACATGGTTTTGAATTGGCTCGTTTCACGCAACCCCACCAACAACACCATAAGGCGGCGAGAAGATAACTTCAAACGCCCATGCTTATCGCGGGTACGATTCCACCAATCATGTATATCAATACCGATCTGCAAAAAATCGGATTCAATTTCCTCGGGGAAAAAACGAAGAAGCCCCAAGGCGTCAATTATTTTGGGTCGTCGCTGATCGCCGTTTCGCTCAACACATTATCTTCCTCATCGTGAGCGCGAACCATCTCATTCCACGCCAACTGAATATCGTTAGAATGACCGCCGTTAGCGACAAACAAAGCGTGCTGTTCATCTCCAAGAATGGCGCGTGCCGAACGAATGTTCTGCGGATCGGCCAACTTACCGTCGATACGGTGCGGAATCTTAACCTCACCGCTCTTATCTTTATCCAAATCCTCGCCCTGGTTGAAACGTTCCAACCGGACCTGTGCATCATCATCCACCAGAAGCGGGTGCCACACACGCACCGTCACATCAGCGTTATCGGTTTCCAAATCAATGTAGGGTGCCTGTCCCAATGCTTCAATAGCTTGTTCCCGAAGCTCTGAAGTTTTCATGTGACGACGCCGCTCGGCCCTATTAGCCATAGTCTACTATTCCCCAATGCTATAAAATTGCGTGAATTAAAATAAAGCAAAAGAGAAGCCCCGACCCTGTGACGAGCCGGGGCTTCCCTTTTGTACTCTACTAGGTAGAGGTAATGCTATTGCTCAGCGGATACGAAGCGAACAAGCCCGAAGGTGCAGTCGCAACGATCTGGAACTGATAGATAGTGCTAGTGGTAAGACCGCTCACCTGAATGGTTGCCGCACCACCGGCAGCCGTAACGGTAGGCAGTGTCGTAGATGCCACCGTCGAAGCCGTGTAAACACCCGAACCGACAATGGTCTGAGTGACCGTGTAAGTGTAGGTGCCCAGCGGAACGGTCGGCACGTTGAACACAAGGTTTGCCTTGGAACCGGCAACGGTGCTAGCCACTACGGTAGCGCCGCAATCGGTGAACGAAGTCGCGGAAGCGCCAGCGCTCGGCAACGTCACCAACACGTTCTCGCCGCTAGCCGAAGTGCCACGGTAAACTTTGTATCCGGTAGCGCCCGTAACCGCACCGAAACCAACAGTGACAGCCTGCGAAGCGGTAGGCGTGATGGTGACCTCGGACGAACCGGAAGTTTCGCCGTTCGCCGTGAGGGCCGTAACCTTGTAGTAGTAAGGAACAGCAGACAGGGTTTCGCCAACGGCACCGGTAACGTTAGCGGCCAAACCGGTAGCGGTCACCGACGTAGGCACCGCGATAGCAGCCGTGTTCGTAGTCGGCGGCGAAGCCGTCGTACCGGCAGCACCAGTATCCGTAGACGTGACAGTTGCACCCGAAACGATAGTGTTAATCAGCTTGTTTTCAACACCAGCAGCAGTACCACGATACAGCTTGTATCCGGTAGCACCCGTCACGGCAGTCCACGACACCACGTTCGATGACGTGGAACCCGTTGTGGTAGCAGTGATTTCGTTCGATGCCGTAGTCTCACCCAAAGCGGTGGTAGCGGTAACAACCCAGTAGTAAGTACCGGCAGCCAACGTACCGCCCGTAGTGGACGGGGCACCCGAAATTACCGGCGAGTTGATCGTCGCAGTATTGACAGTCGGCACAGTGCCAGAAATACCAGACGGCAGAGTGACAGCGCCACCCTCCGAAAACCACACCGAACCGCCACGCAGCGTGTTGGAATCCCAACCGCAATACGGGTCAACGTGAACCGTGAAAGTCAGTTCCTTAACGTCGATCTGCTTGGAACCCCACTGGCGCTTGTTTTTCTTAGCCAAAGTTACGCGAGGACGCAACTCTACCTGATACTCCGGTTGACCGTTGGGGCCGACCGAACCATCAACACCGATCAGCAAAAGCTGACGGTACACCGTATCTGAGTAGTACGGCTTCTGAAGCTGATAGTTCTGAGCGCCAAGCGTCGGGTAAGTAGGAACGCCAGTGAACCCGATAGGAAGATTGTAGTACAGGTAATCCACCAGCGGAGTGGTATCCGCACAAGAAAACATGACTTCTTCATCATCCATTGTGATATCGGTGCGCTGTGAACGCCGCGACTGCCAAATGTGGGTTTCATCAGCATTGAACTTAGGGGTGAACTCAACACCGTTTTCGGTGATAGAGCCAACATCGTAGAAGCCGTAGCCGCCCTGAGAAACCGGGGCCAGCAACAGCGGATTGAGTGCGCCGTTAGAGGCAAACACGGGAAGGTCCGTCATGTTAGTGGAACCATTGGGATCATAGTCCCTAACCAAGACGCTACCGTAGAGCCATTTGCGAATGCGAGAGCCGTCACCCGTGTAGAATGACGGCCACAACACACCAGTACCTACAGCCATATTAAGTTATTCCTTTTTTGTTGGGAAAGATAAATTGAAGTTTTATGGATTCTGGGCGGCATGTAAACGAAGGTCAATTCCGTAACGTCCGCAATACCGCCAAATTTGTTTGTCCTCATATTCCTGCCAAGCAGGAGTCTCTATCACCATCACGTAATCCACTTTGGCGTAAGAGCCATCCCCCATGAGAACGCCGGGAGAATAAGGCATTAATGATTTCATCATTGCGTGCATACGTCGCGCTGACTGTGCGGCAAGGCTCCGCGTTTTGTTGAAACAATGAATTGAAACAACGGACTCATCAGTAACGTAATCGTCACCACCGGAAATTCGGTTGACCAGAAAGAACGGCATCGGAGGATTGGGCGGCATATAGATAGATACCTGACCCGGCGGGGCCAGCGGAGACAAATACTTAACCAAAAAGTTCTCTACGTCAGGGGCTAACACTATATGCTACCCGCCCAGTTCCTACCTGTAGGCTGATTTTCGGCAGGCTGACCAGAGCCGCGCCGACCACCCAAACGATCTATCGTTCGACGGGCTGGGGCATACTCCGCAGTCGGAGTGTTTGGGCCAAATATAGACCCTTGCTTAGTATCAGCTTTGGTTCCGTACTCTAAATGGAAAGCCTTACGATCCGTGGTACGAACGCATCCCTCAAAGTATCCCGTAGCGGTCACATTGTATGAAATAATTAACGAACTGCGATACTGTCCAGTTTGATACGGATGACCCGATTGTTTTGGCTGAACCGCAGAACCGGCTTCCGTTCCGGCCTCATCCCAAAGTTGCTGCCAAGTATCCCGAACCTTTTCTGTCATCTGGACTACAGCCAGCCGAACATACGGATCGGCACCCATAGCCCTGTCAAGAACTTCTTTACCAAGGCCCATACCGGCAAGATTAGAAATTAGGCTACTGTAACTAGGCATAAGTCAGCCTTCCTCGTATTTTACCATAAAGGTTATATGGTGGGTTCTCCCCATCCAGTCTTTATAGCTGTTAGCCGAAATGATACGGTACCTTAAACCGGCGGCATCTTTGATATAGTCGCTAAGAACCATAGACAAAGTTGTTGCGTTTGCCGGGGCAATACAATGCGCCGTCGCGTCCGCATACGTGGTATTACTGATATTTTCCTTACCGCCCAAAGGCTGCATTGAACACCCATTGACCAACGTTTCGGTTTCCACCGGACCCGTAACACCGTACCTATCCGGCACCCCAGTCCACGCTTGATGAATGAAAGTTATTCTTTCATTCCCTGGATTCAAGGGCATTTTTTTCCCTCTCCGCAACCGCTTCCTTAGACCAGTAAGCGGCAGCTTCCTCGGGCGTCAAGGTAGAAAAAGAATCAACCTCTTTAGTTTTAGTGTAATTCTTGATAGAACTCATTAGCTAATTCCAATATCTGCGAAGCGGCCCAGAATTTCTTTATCCATCGGATTAAGCTGAATGCCGCCAGAACCGGAAAACCTACCGTTAATATCACCGATAGAACGGCTGACCTGCAAGGTCGGATTTTCCAAATACTGTTGCGCCAATCGGCACGATGAATCAATTAAGGGCTGGGGAACAATATCGTAACCGAAATCGTAGATAACTTTCAAGCCGCCCTTGCTGTTAGGCCAGGTGGTGATGCCGGTCGAGTAGTTTCCCGTCAGACCGGACGTGTCATAAATGACCCCAGTGTCGGCAATGAACGTGTAGTTAAACACCTGAGTCCATACCAGTCCGGTAGTCGGAACCCGCAACACCCCGGCGGCACCGGTATCGGTGTAGGTGGTGGCAGTTACGTTGGCAACGAGAGTGTTTTCACTCCCAGCAGACCTTCCACGGTATACGTTATAGGAAGATGCGCCAGCGACGGCACCCCACGCCAAAACATTAGACGACGTGGAACCGGTGAGGTTGTAAGAAACCTCGTTAGAAGCCACCGATTCGCCGCCAGCACTCACCGCAGTCACTACCCAATAGCAGCCACCGGAAGCAAGGGTGCCACCGGACGCGGAAACCGTTTGCGTAACCGTGGGCCACGAACCTGCCTGCGGCGGCAACAACGCATACACCGCCTGCACATTGGTGACGGGCCGGTTAGTCAATCGGGCCGACCGATACGGCTTAGGGTCAACCACATCAACGTATCCCGTAGTGAGGTCAAACGTGCGGTCGCAATACTGCTCCACGAAACTTTGCGCCCACGTCAACGCACGGCTCACCGAAGCGCTGTCATACACCGCCGCAATCGGGGCGAATGCGGCGCTAAGCTGAGTCGAAAACGTCATTTCGTTTCAACACCCTCCGTGGGTGCCTTGGGGCGACGGCCACGCGGCTTAACAACCTTGGCTTCAACATCATCCACAAAAGACCCAGCCTCATCCTCATCCCCAATAAAATTGGGTGAATACTCGGGAATGACAGATTTTGATTCGGGCACATACATTCTACCAATAACCTCAATCTGATTGGGCATAAGGTTATCTTGAACAGTCCAGTGTGTCACTGGAATAGAAGCCATAAAATTCAACCACCTTTCGGTGAATACGCAGACCGTATCCGTATAGAATACGGTCTGCGTACCCATCCTTTTAGTTATTAAGTTCCGGTAGCAAGCTGAATAAGCTGGAATGCCGGTGGCCGGTAAACCAGCAGACCCAAGCGCGACTCGGCGCGAGCGGTAAGCTGGCCCTGAACGAAGTCAGTGCCATTCGTGTTGGTCATCTGCATGGTCACACCCTTACGGCGAGCAACCTGGATGGTCGAAGGATCGAACCAGCCGGTCAGCAGAGTGTAGCGAGGCATCAACGGAGTGGTCACAACCGGAACACCCCACAGAGACTTGCCGCCGCCGCCAACAGGCATAGCGCCAGCATTACCACCAATAGACGCCTGAGCGACACCATAATCGGTGCCGAAGAACGAGCTATTGAAATACTGTCCCTGAGCGTCTTTCGCAATGCGAAGCTGAAGCCAATCCCTCGGATGCATAACAATAGCATTCGGGGTCTTAAAGACCTGAAGCTGAATGTCAACAAATGCATCGTGCAGGTTCTCTGCAACCTGGACCGCACTCGGGTAGTTACCGCCAGTGCCCGACACCTTACGCCCATACGCTAGCGAAGCAATCGTAGCGGCCACAGCGCCAGTACCAGCGGTACCGGACGGCGGGAACGCAACGTTAGTGCCAGTAGCCGACGTAGCTCCAAACAATGAGCTAGAGGACGAAACAGTGAAGCTCGACGCGAAAGTGGACAGCAGACCGCCGACACCGGGCATACCGGGGCCAGCGAGAAGCTGAACTTCTTCCTGACGCTGAACGCCTTGCAGCAAACGTCCCTGAATGAAGTTCCACAAGGTCGGGGCGTCAGCCACCGCTTCCTCGCTAATCGTCATTGCGTTGGCGATCTTACCCACCTGGGCATACGTGCGGCTAACAGCCTCACTCGACCACGGGGCCAGACCAGACTCGGCAACAGCGTTAGCCTGGAAGTTAGCGGTAGATTCTGTCAGGTACGAGATATTCGGTGAAGTCACCGGGAACTCGCTAATCAGATCGCTAAGAGTAAGCTCATAGAACAGCTTCTCAACGATACCGGGCAGGAAATCCGGCAGGATTCCTTGCGCCAAAGCGCCAGTGCTACCGAAAGGAGCCTGTCCGATAGCGGACGGGCCGGTCTGACCGAACAGGAAATCACCGATCAGGTTATCGGCAGAAGCCGAACCCGCACCAGAAGCCTTAGTGCCAAGCTCCCAACCCAGATCGAACTTTTGCTTGGAATTCAAGCTCTTGTAGATGAACTTTTCGGCATCCGGTGACGAAATGGCCTCAAGAGCCAGATCAGCGCCACGATTAGCCCACGGGCTAACCGAACGGACACGCGACATAGAAACGCCGCTCTTAACGTCGGTCACATCGGCGTGATCGCCGCCCAGCTTAGACGCCATCTCCGAAGCACGCGAAGAAGTCTCAACGTTCTTGACATGCTTTTCCCATTCGGGCTGCACAGCGTCAAGAGCCGCAGACTTTTCAGCCCCGGTCATTTCGGCATCATCAGAAATACGCTTGATTTCGGAAGCGAGTCGCCGCCCCGCTTCCTCAAGCTGTGGCACAGTAGCCATGTATTTAATTATCCTTTTCTAAAGATTGAATTGAGTTGCATAAAGGCCCATCAACATATGATCGGCTTTCCTTTTGGGGTCCACGTCCTCGGCGGCTTCATCAACTTTCTCAGCGGCCTCATCGGCGGGAGCGGGTACCTCATCGGTAGCGGCTGCGGCCTCGGCGGGTGAATCAGTATCATCAGCGGGTGAATCAGTAGGATTAAGAACTTCTGAAAGAGCAGCTTTAAACTGCTCCATAGTCATCCCCGTAATAGGGGATGCAGATTTAATTTGTTCAATATCGACAAGCTCGACACCCTCGGCATCGGCATCGTCAATAGACTTGAGCATACTAGTAAAATAGGCACGCGCTTCATCGTGATTGGCAAAAGTAACAGACTCGCCATTTGCCGTGCGGAAAGTAGAATCTTTGAAATCAATAATTGTCATAGTCCCATCAATAGCGCTTTTACGATTAGCGCCCTCCGCAGCGCCAGTAACCCCAGCCTCGCTCTCGGATTCCTCAAAAGTCATACATGAAGCACCCAAATGAACGGACGCATCATGGATAGCCTGAGTCAAAGCCCGGTCGCCGTTACCGATAGCCTTAAGTGATTTCAGCATATCGTCGGGATCGAAAACCCCCATACATTCCATCAAATCATCAATGGTTTCACCGACACCCAACAACATGTCCAACGCCTGCCCAACCTCCATCGGGAGGATCGAACGGTCAACGTCGCGGGTCAAATTAATGGCCTCATCCAGCACGGCATCAATACCGGCTAGCAACTGCCCAGGAGTCGCATCGTCCACTAGGGCTTTCCTGGCGGCGTCTTTAGCTTCCAGAATTACAGCATCGGGATTAGCCGGAATAGCAACAACACCGGCATTCAAAAGCTCGCGCTTCTGCTCACCAGACTTTTTGGAATTATCGGTGAGAGCGGCAACGGAAACGCTTGCCACATGCCCTTCCCGAATGAGTGTTCGCACTTCCTGAGCGCGAGGAATTGAAGAAAACGAAGCATCAATCATCAGACGGCCAGCATCGTCAAAGTACGGACGGGCCGAACCAATCGTTGTGGACACGGACATGCCGTGATCGGCGTCCACCGTGATCCTATCGGGTAGAGGTTGAATCCATTCCTCCATCGGCCAAATGTCGCCATCACGATCCCGGCGAGGACTGGACAACACGGCGGTGAAACCACCATGCGGACCAAACGTAGTGTCGTCCTCGACAGATTCGATCTGCGCCACAGCCTTGGTGTGGATTTTCCCCTTAAGGGAAGCAGTCATTATTTAGTTATTAGCCTTTCTGCTGCGCTCAGCCATAGCCAAGTGAACCGCAGTCATAATGTCGTCAAGCTCGTCCTCATGCTCAGTGTATAGCTTATAGGCGAAAGCCACGATTTCTTCCTGCGATTTCCCGCGCCCAACCTGACCCTTAATTGCCCGGTAATGCTTATTGGAACTCGGCGTAAGATTATTTGGCTGCTTCCCACCGGGCTTAGCCGGAATGGGTTTAGGCGCGTTCACAGACGTTGGCTTACTCCCGTCTAAAGACGCCACCGGGGTCGGCGGCGCAACATCAGTACCATTAGGGGTGGTGTCGCCATCTATATTGCCCATGAGGCGAATCTGCTCAGCGGGAGTGCCCAACGGCTGAATAGCACTATTGGCGTAAAGCAAGTCGGCTTTGGGGTCCTCGTATCGGTTCAAGCCGATCAAATCCCTAGCCTCATTAGGTGTCATCACGCCGGTAGCAATACCCTTGTGGGCAGCCTCGACGCGAACCTCATAGTCGCCGCGAATAACCTCATCCACAGCGAAACGCATAACGTTTTTTCGCGGCCAATTAGAACCAACATACTTGTCCATAACGGACTGTATGAATTCAATAACTGGTGCCATTGTGTCGCGGTAGAATCCGCGCATTTGCTCGGTCACGTTAGAGAACGTCGCATGTTCCAAAATGCCGATAAGAGTAGGCGCAATATCGAATACCGCAGCAATTTCTTCCCGGTTAATTTTGCGTGACTCAATAAGCTGCAAATCGACAGCCGTAACCTGAACCGCTTTCGCCGTCACACCATCCTCAAGGACGAGAGTGGAACCGGCATTGCGGCTACCCGCATGATCCTGGTCAAAAGCAATCTTTAGACGCTCCCGGCCAGCCCTGCCAAGACGATTAGGTGTCTCCAAAACCATGTTTGGTCGGCCAGCGTTCTTCCACATACTGTTCTGCGATTCCCGCGAAGATTCCTCAGAGAAAATCGTAGAACGAATAGCTTCCATACGCGAATAGCCGCGCTCCAACTTATTAGGATTAAACAACTGAAACGGAACAACGTCGTCCTGATCGAAAGCAATCAATTCGGTGCCGACACCGTTACCGGTCTGAAAAAGATATGTGTAACGCCCCGTACCGGGATCACGCTTAATAGCCACCCGCGACGGATGCAAAGGCCACAACTTCTCGGGAGTGCCACGCTTGCTGCGCTGAATGGCAAGATACGTTTCACCGTAAATGTCAATCGTTGACTGCACCCAATGCCAAAACTTGAAACTATCCATGAACTCGCACGGATCGCTCAACAACTGAGCATATTCCGAACGGGTATCAAGCCGTCGCGTGTCACTATTTACGTCCCAGCAGTTAACTGGAAGTCGGGCAACCGCATTTGCTCGTTTGTCTACGCACGTATGAACCCAAACATCTCTTTGATAGATAGCTCCGTACAAAGCATATTGGTATTCAAGTTCCATACCCAAATGGTCGGCATAATAGTATGCTTGGGGAACAATTGGGGTTAACTCGGCCAAAGCCTGCGGGGCCATGCTGATGCCCTGATTGGAAATCCTCAGCTTATTGCCTTTAGTTGTCAGCATTATGGCACCAACTGCGTAAAGGCAACTTCTGAATTGCGAATATACAATTCTCCCTTAATGGGTTGGGGTTCAGATTCTTCAGGGTAAGCAACAACATCAGCGAAAACACTGTAACCGCCCTCCCCTTTGTCGCACTGAATTAGAATTCCCTGAAAGTCAATACCGAATTTCGGGGTTACATAGAAGCGTGACCGCAGCTTCTTTTGCAAAGAATTTTTGAACATCAAGTCCTTCCAAGCTGGCGAATCACAAGATCAAAACTTCCTCACTTGCGTATATCGACGTAACGCTATTATCCCTGCTATGCCAAGCGTTGCACGCCATAATGGCCGCAGGAACGGCATCAATCCTTTTTTCCGCAACCATTCTATCCGGCTTAACCGGTTTAATCTGGTCTGGGTCATCCGGCTTGTATTTAGCCTCGCAAGCGTCAAAACAGAAACGCGCCAACGGATTGCCGTGATGCCTGAATATCCCCTGATGAACCATATCGAAGATGCGGTGCATCCCGTCCGACATGGTAGAGAACTGGTTGTCATACGCAAAAATATCTTCAATACCGACATACGTTCTATGACGTACAGCCTGAATGACCGGCTCGGATGACCACTTATCGGCGTCACCACCCAAAATCACAAACCGTCGAGCATCCGACTCAATATCGTCATACACTTCATTGAAGTCAAGGACATTGCCCTCGGTGACCTTCAACCAGCCGTCCCGAACGAACTCTTTCGTGAACCGGCCCTTATTGATCCGGTCCATGCGTTTCACCGCAGCCTCGGGCATCCAATGCCGCCAAATAACATCTACGCCATAGGACGGATCGGCAGACGGGAACAAATAACAAATGCTACACAAATCCTGTTTCGCAGCAATGTCCAAACCGAACCAGCACTCATACCCGGTGAACGCATCCAACGATGCCTGAAAATTCGGGTATACCGTAGACCTGTTACCGGGCTTGTCCCACAGAAACATGTTCATCCACCGGATCGTGGAATTCTGCCACTGATTCAAACGATACTGCCGAAAAGCCATCTCAGCTATAGGATTATTTCTGGCCTCTGCCGCCTGCTTCCGCATACCTTCCCACGTCAGGAAGCTACCCAAAGCGGGGTTAGAGATAGGCCAGTTATCCTCATCCCACGGATCGGCAGTTTCGGGAGTGTTCCTGATATACACGAAAATGTGTTTGTTGTCAGGATTTTCGGTATCCTCGGCGTACTGTTCCATCTTTTTGTGCATCTGACCAGCAAAACCTTCAGGATCGTTGCCAGCCGTCGTGGACGCCACCATGAGTGGTTCCCGGCGAGCGCCGGAACCCATACCCGTTCGCAGCGAATCCCACATATCACCGGACTGCCACGCCAAAATCTCGTCGGCACCAACACCCGAAGGGTTAGAACCTAGCGCACTCTTAGCATCAGCGGCGATCACCTGATAAAACGAGTTGGTCTTAGGATGATAAATCCTGCGCTTATACTCGCTAACTTTCAGGTGCTTACTTAGCGTCGGGGAGAACACCACCATCTGCTTTGCCACGTCGAACGCGAGCGAGGCTTGGGTAATATCTCTAGCAACACCGTAAATCTCACCCGATTGTTCTCCATCTGCCACCAGCAAATACAACATGATGCCTGCTAGAAGCTCAGTTTTACCGTTCTTTCGCGCCATTTCAATCCACGCGATTTCGTAACGTCGTTTATAGGCGTGGAAATGCTCAGACCACATGACTTTACCAAACAACGGTCGAATAATGTCGTCGCGTTGCCAATCTTCTAAGATAAACTTTTTGCGAACGTATGTGCCTTTAGTGTGTACCAAGATTTCTTCAAAAAAGGCTTGCGCCTTATCTGCGCGAGGGGCACAAAAATGTTCGCCCTCACCCATGCATTCAATATCGTCAAAAACGTATCCGCATGGTTCCATTAAACCTCCTTGGGGCGACCGGCCCGTCCACCCTCACTCTGCTGGCAAACGGGGTATGCCGGTTCTTATCCGAGGGTCGGCCCCTACGAAGATTACGACATTGCTTCCTGGCCGATAATCTGGGCGCTAACAGCGGCGGCAGAAGCCGAAGTGTTAGTAACCACAACACTCAGAATGTCCGGTGCGTCACCACGAATTGTATTCACCAGCGGAAACAAGTTGTCAATCTGCTGGTCAACCGGATTGTTAGCCGGAACGAAAATGCTATACACGCACTCACCGCCAGAAACGGCGGTAGCCGACGCATCAACCAAAGCGAAACTGTTAGAAGCCGCCGCATTCGCTACAAACGATGCGCCCGTCAGCACCACCGGGGAACCCGGCGTGGAAACAAACATTTCGACGTAGACGGGCTGAGTTGAAGTCAACTGCAACCTACGGGGCAACAACTGACCACGGTTAATAATACCGATAGTGTAATTTTGACCCGCCACCGGGGCGGTACCCAACGCTCCACCAGTAACGATATCTGCGAGAGTCAAAACCGTCGCAGTGTTCGACGTAATGCGTGCCACATAGCTGGTACCGGAAACCACATAGTTCAAGAATCGTCCAGCCCATTGGTTGACAGTCCACGCTGCGGTACCGGCGGTGAGCGAAGTTGTAGAGCCTGCGGTAGCCGCCGCAGTCGCTTGCGTATACTCCGAAACGCCCATAGTCTTGCCGCGCATCGACACCACCGGAAAACGATTAGCCGACGCAGAAACATTCCTCAAAGGTGCGGTTTGAGGATTGCCATAAGCATAAGTAAAACCGCGCTGGTCATCGACGCCGCCCTCAACAATAACCGACACGCCATAATGGAACATGTCATTTTGTGCGGCGACAGTGCCAACATTCCTTTGCTCATAACGCACGGGAAGGTTACCCGTTTTAGCCCACGCAATAGTTTGGCCGGAACGGTTACCGAAACCGACCTGATGCAAAACAACCGGCTCGCCATTAATGTAAACACCCCAACGGACAGCGCCAGCCCCATACCACGCATACTCAACAAACACCATCTGAATACGGGTCCAGTCAAGAGACTTACGGACAACCGCATCACCATTCCAATCGGAACCGTCATTAGCGGTACTCATCTGGAATTTCGTGTCAACTACAGCGCCCGAAGAATTAGTACGCACCACAACAGCCATTCCAAACGGATTATCCGCAGTAGGATTACCCTGCTCAAAAAACACGCCATTGCTGTCATCGAAGAAACCAACTCTTTGGAATTGGTTGGTCTGTGCTGTACCCAAGTTAATGGCAGTTGCCATCAGCATGGTTTTGCCAGGTTGATATCGGTGATAGGGCCGCGACTGGCGAATGGTAAGATCACCACTAGCTGTGGTGACACGCATACGCACAGCACCCAAACCGGGCTGATGAGCAATAGTGCCCGAACCGGCAGTCAGGGCTTCCCACCGCAAAGGCTGTGGGCTATACTCAAAATCCGCTTCATAAACGTTCTGGTGGTTACTGGTTTTCAGCCGACCAAGCACATCAAGGAACCGGCGCTCAGTCTTAAACACCGGCACATGTGATGTGTCGCCCCGGTCATCGACGCGAGGCTCGGTGCCGCCGCTGTAGATTACTTCTGCCACTTGACAGCACCCCTATCGGTGAAATAAGATTATTGACATGAATGAAAACACCAACCACAAGCAACTGATCGAAACTCTGACACTGCTGCACAAAAGCCTGACAGACAGTGCTAGCGGGGATGCCGCCTGCGAACTGGAAGAAGAAAACGGCCACCACATGTCCACATGGTTCCGTGGCCGAAAAGTCGGATTCACGCTAGCCGCCGGATGGCTTGAGCGCGTCATCGAACGCGAAAAATCTATAGCCAAGATCACCGCACATGGCGGCAGCTATTACAGCAATTAAGCGAGTGGGGCCACCCACCAACGAGCAGCCCCACTCAACCTTAATTAGCTAACCGCAACCCACGGGGTCTGCGCGAGAGCAGACTTAGTGCCCAAAGACGAAGGCAGGGGAGTGGTCGCGCCCGTCGCCGCAGTCGCAAAACGCGAGCTAGCAGCAACCAGGCCGTTGTTGCCCTTGGTACCGGCAGTGCCCAGAGTCGGGCCGGTGGTACCGTTGAACATGAACGCCACGGTCACAATTCCGTTGCTGACGTTCACCGGGGAAGCCAGCGGGGTGCTTGTGTAGCCGGTGCTACCCCACTGAGTGATAGTCGCTGCCGGAACCGAAGCACCCAGCAGGGTACCGCCCTGATAGATGCCCACATAGTTCTGTCCCGCAGTCAGGGTTGCACCAGCCGTGGTGATGTGGTAGGCGATATTGGTGATAGTAGAAGTGTTGACCTTCAAGTCAACGGTATACAAGGTACCGGCAGTCGCCAAGGTGTAAGTGCCCGAAATAATTGCGGGATCATACGCCCAAGAGATAAGACCGTGATCCGGTGCAAACCAGGAAAGAACGGCACCGTCCTGAATAACGCTCTGAATGTTGTTAGCCATTGAAAAAAATGTTTCCTTTTCTGAAAGAATTAAATCTTGCGTCCATTGAGCAAGGTGGGAATAACAGAATCGCGGTAATGCCGATAGGCGCACCCCATGTTAGGGCTACCACGATTTACGTCATCGTCGGGATCAGGGATAGTACAACCACAAACACACAAATCATCATGCTCATGGCCGCAAGCACACATCATCCCAAAATGCGTTCAGCCCCACCCTTGGGCATATTATCGTCGCCACCGACACGCAAGTCGGCGCGATCACCAGGGGTAAGGCCAAACCGGGACGAATACTTAGCCATCACATCAGCAGCATCACGCATGATCTGCCAATGAGGGCTTTTAATGACACCACCAGCAGCGCCCTTAGCCGTATACATGCTACCCATGAGAGTTTTATTCTCCCGGTAGGCATTCACCGCTTCACAAAACACGGCAAACGTATACACGTCCCAACTGGTAAGACAGCCTTTGTCAATCAAATCAGGCGCTAGGTAATACCACACTTCCAAAGCACCATCACTGGTGCCAGCCGGGGGATCAATACCACCGCGATCCGAGGGGAGCGGTTCATCCCTATTAATGCGAGATTCCTGATCCCCCCTAACCACCTTCAGTTGGGTGGGGGCAGGCTTAGGTCCACGGGAACCCATTGCGCCTCCTTGGGTAGAGTTTTAAGACACCCACAGCAGCCGCACGGGTCATCACACCGGGCAGCCTCACGACGGCCCTCAGAATCCCAGCTACCGGATATCACAGTGACTACGCGCCACCAACATTGATGTAATGAATCTTGTACGTCTGGCTCGACGTAGGCGTACCCGCAGCCTTAACCACCAACGTAGTAGTAGTGCTATTCGCATACAGGTTAGCGGCAGCACCATACTGGTCACCCGCGTCAAGCGAGAACACCGGAGCGACAGCAAACGCAGTAGCAAACGTCAAAGTAGCCAACGTACCGGCGGCAGCAGACGTACCCGCATTCACCGTAATAACGCCAGCCTCATCAGTACCCACCACCGTAGCGGTAGAACCGGTACCGGCATTTGCGCCAACAGCCACGGACGGGGCAGTGGTAGTACCAACCCGGCGTCGGCCCTGACTATCATGCCGCGCACCAAGCTGACCCGACGCATTAACAACAACAGACAAAGAATCGCCCTGCTCAGGAGCAGGATTAACAAAAGTAGGCATTATGTCCTTTACAAGAGGGAATTAAACAACTTTAAGAAGGTTTAGCGGGATAACGCATGACTTACAGCCACTACGCTAGGGATCACGAAGCCAAATAACCCCGCAACTGCACTTATCGGCAGAAACAACCAACCTGCCAACAAAAAACAGAGACTTACGGACATTATGGCGCAAAACATGCTGGTGGAAGAACTTTTTCACGCCCCCTCCAACGTATAACGGACAGAAACAGTCCTATCCGCGACAGAATATGAGCAAAACCGCAGGTCAGGGCTAAAAGCCACATTTTTGAAAAACTCGCTTTGACCGAAGCCGACC